GATACCTCTAGCAGGGGATTTGCTCCTGGTGTGTAAGAAAGTCCAGGTATTCCCTCAATCGTTCCGTCTCCAGTCCATATTCCTATTTGATTGTCTAGTGGTGTTCCTACTTTAGTTACATCGCCTGCTCCTACCTCTTCTTCAGTCCCACTATTATTTCTCTTATATATCTTATCGTCTGATTTGAAATATAATTGATTACTTCCAGAAGCAGGGACTGTTCCTGGAGTATCTATCTGCTTGACTTGTATTGCATCATCTCCATCTATAACAAACTGTTCATCCGTTGCTGCTGAATCAGAAGCAATCACTCTATGAAGTTTTGAGTGATCGGGGCTATTTAACTGGCTTGAGGATATGGGTAATTGTGTTGCCATATATTTTTATTAGTTAGTTTGTTATGATAATATTACCTGATATGTTGCTGCGAGAGTCTCTCCACTATCAACTGATTTAGTCCCAGTGACCTTTCTTCCAAGCATAATCCCTGCTGAAGCTGCATTGAAGATTCCTATTTCTTCTATTACTTTTGTACCACTAACAGACCATTGTTTATATAGTTGTAGTGTGTCATTAGTTGCTGTTGTTGTTTCTCTTGTTACTGTTGCTGCTGCTCTTGCTAAACCACTGTCTGTGATAGCTGCCTCTAAAGCTGTCTGTGTAGCTGCTGCTGCTGCAGAACCTGTTCCTACCTCTAAATAAGTAAAAGCTGTCTGAGTATCTGCATCTCCTATAAGTCCAGCAACTGCTGCTAAACCAGTATTAGTAATTGTATTCTTCATCCAACCAGTCGCCCATTTCAAGCTTCCATCAGCATAATGTGCTTCTAGTTTAACACGTCCTGTTAATCCTAATTTATTTTTAAACATAGTTTTTTTATTATTTATTAAAATTCATTTTTAGGAAGAAAATCCCATTCTTCTTCTGTTAAAGACCTACCATTCTTACGAACAGCTTCATCTAAAAGCATTAAAGTACCTCTATCTTGAGTTGTTACTACTTTAAGTTCTCCTTGCATAATCCGACCAAATTGTCCTGTTTCTTTGTTTCTTACAAACAATAGGTCGTTTTCTTTTGTAAAATCTTCAACATTCATAAGGTTGATATTTTCTATTACTGAGTATTTATATCCAGAAGGATAATAATAATAATCAGTGGTTAATGATTTAATATATGGTTCATAGTGATCGAATATTTGTTTGGTGATACTCCTTATTCTCGCTACTGCGTGGTTGCTTTTTTTATCTTTATTGTCGTACAGTCCTTCCTCATTCTTTTTCCATCCATATACATATACTTGTACAACTGAATACTTTAGTGCATCTACAATATCTTTTATCCAAAACGATTCAAATAATATAGTGAATCTCTTGTTGAATTCAAGTCCTAAAACTAACATCTCTTTAGGAGACTCTTTATAATAATCGTCCTCTGATAATCCATCATGGAATGGGAATAGTGTCTCTGGAACAAGTCCATATTCATGGATTGCGTTTGCAACATTACTTCCAGTATTACCTACACCAACTTTTGTTCCTGATTGTACTCCAACGAATCTATCGCTGAAATTAACCTCTCCATTAATTAAGTATCCATTATCTTTAAGCCATACCAAGTTATTATTACTAATCTTGTTGTTGTCTATCAGATATTTAAAGAATGTTTCTATCGTATTACATGCACTAAATGCAACACAATTCCATGTATCAAATAGATTGTTAAACTGTTTCTCATTCATTGGTTTATAATTAGTCCAATCTCCATCTTCTAATATAATTTTATTGTCGATCTTGCTATTGGATCCAAGGAATATATAATCCTTAATTCCTTTCTCTAATATTAAACCTGTATTTCTCATTTTATTTATATAGCTTGTTATTAAAAACAAATCTATTATTAACTATTATTATTGTATATAAGTTAAATGTTCCGTCTGGCATTATATATACAACTCCAAATCCATTTATCCATGCACTGGGTCTGTTATGCATATAGTCTGGTGCTAGGTCTGCTAAGCATGGTAACCCATATGCTGCATGAAATTCTTGTGTGTCTATAGGTTTGACTTTGGCTTGCATTTGTGGACTGTGTGTGTTCTGTGTTATACATGTTCTCCCGTTTCGTCTGACTAACAATGTGTGGTTTTTAACGGTGACACACATGACATCACCAGAATATCCAACAGTTTCTATATTATTTGTCTTAAATTCAACTGGGTTTGTGTTTGTGTTAACCGACAAAATAAAACTATTATTTTGCACTCCATCACGTATCCTCTCTAATTTATTACATCTCATTCCATTCGTGACAAAAACTTCTTGTAATATATCTGCTTCTACTTCTTTCGATGTAGAAAGTTGGTATGACCCAAAAGCTACTCTGCATCCGTCTGTTATTGAATATTCATATAATAATAATTTCGCTTGTTCCAAATTACAACCCCTGATTATTGACGGCAGAACTTTCTTTTTGCATGAACTGAAATCAAATAATGGTATTATTTTCTTATTGTCTTTATACCTTTCTAAATTAAAGTAGATTCTTGTAGTTCCTATTTTTGTCTTTTTGCTGCTAAACCCTATTCCCATTTTAGTCAATAAATGACTTAAATACTTTATTTTCCTATCCTTTTTTAAGTGAAATCTTATTCCTGTTCTTCCATCGAACGATCCATCTGCTGTTATCCATACAATCAATGATAATTCATCATCTGTTAAATCCACTCCATCTCTTTTTAATTCCCCACAAATTTTAAATTTAGCGTAATTTTTGTCTGTAACCTCTGATGCCTTTAAAAGAACAGGTTCATTATTACTATTGAAATTAACAACTCCATGGTCTGGTGTGACTAATAAGTCGAATGAACGACTTTTTATCTTGACTAATTTTTTATAGTTATTGTATTTATATATCTTTTCTATTTTGTTATATTCTAAAACATCTTTGTTTAAATTCGATGTTATTATCTCTTCGTCCAATGAAACGTCTTTGATGTACTTCCAGCCATCTTTTGTCAGTAGCTCTGTTTTATCATCAAAACAGTGTCCATACGCCACACTTTCTCCAAATACATCTAAAGTCTTAGCTGCATGATACTTACTTGTATAATATCCATGTATGATATTAAGTTTACCAAGCTTATATATTTTGTTGAATGGGATAAACTCGTATCCTCTTTTCTCTAAGTTGAGACATATTTCTGGTTCTACAATCCCTTCTAATTCTGGATTCTTGTCTAAGTATTGGTTAGCCCAGTCCTCATGATTTCCATTTAACCATACAAACTTTGTTTTCTTCCCTACTAAGCTCTCTATCGGTTTTAGAATGTCTCTGTCAAAACCATCGTAATCATTCTTTAATCTCTTTAGTTCTACTTTTCTTTTCTTATCTTTATTCCAGTGAGATATAACATCCATATCTAGATTATCTCCTTGATATATTATCTCGTCTGGTTTGAAGTCTTTTATAAACTTCTTAACTAAATTCATACTTGATTTAGAATGCTCTGGATAATGTATATCAGGCAATAATATCGCTTTTCTTATCTTCATACTTTTTCGTTTATTTAGTTTATTATTTTATCACTAGTGTAACAAGTCCTCCTATAAATGCTATCAAAATTATTGTTGCTAATCCGTACATCATTCTTTGCGTCAACTTAGATGCATATTTTCTATCAGCCTCTTCAATTATACTTGCATGTATTTGATATGGTATCACTGCTACTATTTCTTTAAGCTCTGCTTTGAAGTCATTAAACTCCTTCCCAAAACCTTTGAGATCAGTTTTTAGTTCCTTTAGCTCATTCATAATTGGTCTTATGTTTGTTTTATAACAAGCATCTTGCGCTGCTTTTGCTTCTTCTTTTGTTAAAAAGTCTGTCATATTACTTGGTTCCCTTCATAAACTCTTTAACTAAGTTTACTAAGAATGGTATACCAAAAGCAACCAACGAAGCTAAGTGTATATTTGTAAATTCCATGCTACCGACAAAATTAAGTACATATAGAGCGAATGCTCCAGTTGCCGAAATCATAGCACCTTTGAATATTTTTACTAATGTTGCCTTATCAAATGATAGGGATTTTTGTTTTTCATTGCCAATCTTAATTAGCTTTTTATATATATTCATATTATTGTGCTAATGCTATTATTGTAACTGTTCCTTTATTTGCTGATACTCCAGCCTCTAATGCACTAAACCTTACTTTTGTAAAGGCTATATCTACAGAAAAATGTGCTGGATATTCTGTAGCTGCTGCTGCTCCTGCAATCACGAAGATTGTTGGAACATAAGTTGCATCTCCAGTAGTTATTGAATGTTCTCCTACTTGAACCCAGTCTGTTCCATCATATCCTTCAACCATAACACTACATGAATTACTTGTTTCAGCTGAACCAGTTGTATAGTAACATGTAAAGTTTAATTGACTTTTATCCTGTGTATCAACTTGTACTCTAGATGCTGCTGCTTGCGTAGCTGCTGCATCAGACTCTAGGGTAACTCCATCGAGTGTTTTTGTTATTGCAATCATATTTTTAATTTATGAAAGTAGAGCCACCACTTACCATGAATTCTGCTAAGTCTTCATGCATGTTACGTGAGTCTCTTCTTTCTCTTATAGCCCAATTATGTCTCATAGCATTCCCAACTAAATCATATTTAGTCGTGTCCATGCTAATCAACTTTCTCAATACCCAGTTAGCACTCCCAATATATTGATTAGATATCTTGAAAAGGTTGTGCTCTTTCTGGGTATCAAATGGACTCTTTCTTATTATATCTACCGAACCGTCTAGGTTCTTTTTATATGTAAGTAACTTATCATAGTTTCTTAATACATCTTTCATAGTTTTTATTTTTTAGTTTTCTTTTTATCTTCTTTCTCTGCTTTAACTTCCTCTTTAACGTCTTCTTTGACGTCTTCTTTCTCTGCTTTAACTTCTTTAATTGCCTCTATAGGTTGTACTAATTCTTTGCTTGAAAGACCTGTCTTTTCAACATTGAATCCCCAAGCTCTTGCTTTCTTGATGATGAATGTTGCTAACCCTTCGTCAGTAACTTCCATTTCTCCTTTTTTAATTTCATATTCTTTAGAATCATATGTGATTTTAAAGTCAGAACCATTGTTTCTAATTTTCATAATGTTTATTATTAATTATTTCTTAAGCCCTTAGTCTCGCTCCCTATAATTAAGGAGCGAATAAAGAACTTAAAAATATAAGTTTTTAAGAAGCTACTGATAATCCAGCAGTTGAATAAGTTGAACCATCCTGTGACACAACAAAAATGTTCTGTCCAGTTGTTCCCATAACGACTATGTTTACTACTGCACAGTTTGTGTCGCAGAAAACTGCTCCTTCTGTTTGTGCTGCTCCGAAAGCAATAGCTGCATCAGGAGTTGCGGCTGAAAGTGGGTTATTGAAGAAAGTACATCCTTTAAATTGTAACATTCTTTCTACATCTGTTGCGTTGGCACCGTATACAGCATTATGCTCATTACCACCTGCTTTAGATAAGAAAATACAATCGTCAAAGATTGAATCTCTACATTTCTTTCCACTAACAATACCTCCAGTAAGAAGTACATTAGGTCTAATTTTTGCATCTGCAACAATGTTTGATGTTGAACCAAATGCACAATTTCTAAATAGTGCAGTGTCTCCGTTAAGTACTAATTCTGCTGCTTGGTCCCCGTCTAAGTCAGTTGACTTATAGAACTCACAACCTTCATACTTTGCGTATTCACCTGCTTCGATAACTGAGTACAAACTTTCTGTTGTTTCACTCGAACTATCAAATTTAATATTAGTAAAGCTAACACCTACTCCAGTGTTTTGCATTACTGCTAAGTCTGTAGCGACACCAGTTGTGCCCATTGTGATTCTACATCTAGCTCCTTGGTATCGTCCGCCAGCGTCAGCTCCTATGATATGAAACCTATTCTTTGAAAGAGATAACATTTCTGTTTGAGCGTGACCATCTGGAGAAAGAACAATAACATCATTCCTATTTGTAACTACCTGAGCATAAGCTGCTGCAATGGTAGTGTATAAATCTGAAGATGGAACAGTTCCATTCCAACGTGAGTAAGAAGCTGATGAAGCTGGTGCTACATACAAGATTCTTCCTGCTCCTAGCATTCCAGCACCCATAACTTTCGAAATGGAGATAGCTGCATCTGGAGCAATATTTCTATTTTTTATCATTTGTTTAAGCTGTTTATGTTTAATAGTTTACCCTCACCCAGTAAGTGAGATACTAGTTAATGTTTTTGCCATAACTATCCGTTAGTTTATGACACTCATGACAGAGCGTAACTCCATTGTCCAAATCCCACAACTTATCACAATCTTCTGCTTCATATAATGTTTTAATCTTATATTCCTTTAGTATAAGTGCAAAAGATTTCATGTGATGTGCTGTGAGTTTCAATCCTTTAGTATTGCATGTTTTGCATACCCAGTTATCTCTTTCGTATATGGATGTCCTCCATTCTATATATTTAGTACAAGACCTAATCTTCTTTTGAAGTTTAGTTTTATATCCAGTACCCTTATTCCATGGTATCGATCCTGTTTTTGTTTTCCTAATCTTTTGTTTTGTTTCTTCAGAATGTTTCATTCCTACCCTAGCTATCTGTGAGCATTCTGGCGAACAAAATTTTCTTTTGTTCCAAATTCCGATAGTACAGTTGTTTTGTCTTTCGTAGATTTCTCCACATAAAATACAAGTTTTGTTCATACAATTAGTTAGATTAATTATAGCTAATATAGGCTGGGGGACTGATCTAACCAATCCCCCACTTTCGTCTATCGAACCTATTCTTTATCTTATGCTAGATAAAATCTATTTGACAATATCTCTAAGGGCAGCCGATTTGTTCGGTGCCTTGTTGCATAAATTAGCATAGTAACGAAGCGTGGCATTCCAAGCAGGTGTCGTTGCACTTCTGTCTAGAATAGCACCATCTTCTTTCAAAAATGAGATAGGAGCTAAATCTTCAATTGATAAAGTTGAAGGGTCGATGAAGTAAGCTTCATCATATGGAGCGTCATAGTCAGCTACCATTGGTATCCCGTTAAAGTCTACCCCTTTGAACCCACCATTTAACTGCATGTCTCCGTTAGTATAACGTCTATCTGGAGTTAAAAGTTGTCCATAAGCTGATTGTACGTCCCATGAAGTAAGGATATATTTAGTATCACCTTTCTTCTGTGCTTCAATCCAAGTAGTATGAAGTAAAGCGTCTGTTAATGAACGTTGTGAAGTATTATCATTAACATATGACTGCCACCAAATGTAAGTAGATCTAGAAAGACCTTCTAAAGTGGTAAGATTAGCACCATCATCAATAAGACCTTTAAGTCCCATTATTTCAGCGTCTTTGTTTGACTGTGTAGCCGTTTGTGCAATGTACACTGGGTCATTGTCAGCGATTGCTGCAACTCCAGCTGCTAATTCGAAAGTATCACCATCTGTGATTGAATCTACTGTTCCAATAGTTGAAGCTGTTGCTCCAAATCTTAAAACGTTTCCAATCTCGATATAATCTGTAGGATTTTTTCCAACCATAGGGTTGTCTAATTCTACAGTAGTACCAGTTGAAGGGTCTGCATTTACTTTAGCAATTTCTCCAGTTCCCAAGTTGTTACTTCCTCTATTGAGGAGTGTTAGTCATTTCTGCTAACATCTTACAGTTGTTATTTCTGCAAGGTCGGACTATCGCTTCCTATCTCTAGGTTATCACACTTAGTCTCTACAGCTGCACCATTATTTAATTTATTTCGGTATTTTGATTCTTTATAAATATGTTTTAGTTTTTTGCATTCTAAATACATTTCTTCTCGTTTGATTATTTCGCTATCAGTTAATGGTAATGCTCTGCCATCTTTTCCTTTTAACGTTTTGGTTAATCTATTTTGTAATCTAATAGCAATTTCTATTTGTGGTCTTTTATATTTGATAAATGGAAGGACTTCTTTAAGTACTTTTGCTGCTTTCTTATGTGTTATATTCCAGACATAAATATCTCTTTCTTTGTTCTTATATTGAACACTACCTCCGAAGTTACCAGTTAACCAATCCATTATTGCTCCATCTTTTTGAGATATTGTTAATAGAATTGAATAACTAACATTTATTCTTCCTTCTAATCTAGGATTTCTTTTTGCTATCATTATACATCCTTCTCCATCTATAAAGCCAGCTAGATAAGCCAGTTTAATTGCTTTTGTTTGTTTCATATTTTATTATATAAAACCGAAATAAATTGTAATGTGCTTGCTAGGGGTTGCCAATTTCAGGATTCCCCTTATTAGTGATAATTTTATTTGTGTGTTTTATAGGGCACACGATGGAATCAGTAACCTGGTAAGAAGTCGTTTAATACCATACCCTTGACGTGATAACTGTCTCTGCATATCATTCTTAGCTCCATCATATTCTGATTCTAAAACGTTTACTAAGAACTCTTTTGATCTCTTTGAACCTTGTAAAACAACGTCTGTAAGAGAAATTTGATGAAAGTTATATTTCATCGGGATGTTAGCTTGTATATAAGCTTGCTGTCCAGCTGTAGGTAAAGTTAATGATTCAGATCCAGCTGCACTACCAGTGTTCGTTTAATATCTTAGCTTTATGTCTACATAAAGATGAGACTATATCTTCATCCAAGAACTTCTTTAATCCTTTTTGGATTTGTCTTGGAGACTAACATGTAGTCGTTGAGAATTTTTCTAATGAAATTTATTCTAGCCATTTTCCTGTCTATCCTTAATTTTATTTTAAATTTTATAAAATCAAGTGTGTCGAAAAATAGTCTATACGTATTTTTACTAGTTTTGATTTTTGTTGGACCCCACGATTTAAGTTGCATTTTATTACACATTCTTGAAATATTGTTCATCATTATTTCAGAACCACTTAATCCGATTTGCCAGTTTAAACCTCTCCCAGTACCAGATACGTTGAAAACAACCCAACCATCACCATCCACCATTCCAGCAATAAATTCTTTTTTAATGCTTTCTTTCCCTTCTAAAATCCAAGTTGGTATTTTTGTTTTCTTTTCTGTTTGTATTGTTAAATATTCAAATAATTGCTTTTCGTATATGCGAATTGTGAATATATTTTTCTTGCCCCATCCAGTTGGTTTACTTTCGTAAATAGATCCAGTTTTGTTTATCAGATTATCTATACATTTATTTGTATAATTTATATAATCCATATCAATTGAAGATAGTTTAAAAACATATCCTCTCTCATGTTTAAAACATGATCCATCTGAAAGGTAAACTCCTGTTAAATATGCAAGATATTTGTTTTCTTTCATAGAAATCTTTTCTGCTGATTGTCCAATCCTTTCGATTTTTACACTTTGGTACGAAAGGCTCTAAGGAGTTTCCAGCATATAGTTAGTTAAATTGTCAAAGAAATTACTTTCTAAGGGTCGCAACACATTTACGACCATAATGTACTGTAATCATTTTACCACCACCACCTGTAGCTGAAGCGCCTGCGACTGAAACTGCTCCAGTATCATGAGCAACGTTTTTTAATACATTCATGAACAAAACATTCTTTGTGAATACTTGCTCGTGAACAACGCCGTCATATACTCTCCATGTATATCCAATACCTTTCGGTATAAGTCGGACTATCCCTTCACCCTCTGCCGAGGGGCAATATTATAGTCTCTGAACATCTCTTATGATTTTTTTTACTCTGTCAATGTCTTTATATATGTCACATTCCCAGAAACGCATTACTTGTATATTAGCATTCTTTAGTTCCTTGTTAACTTCATGGTCTTTATTCGTTCCATGAGGATAGTTATGCCAGTAATCTCCATCTGCATATATTGCTATATGGTGGTCTGGCAAATATATATCTGCTACAGTTATCCCAAGTAATGGATACTGTGTCATATATTTTATTCCAAGTTCTTCTACTATATCTTCTAATATTATTTCTATTTTTGTTCTATTTGTATTGTCTGCTACTTTTAAGCAACAAGCAATTCCACCTTTTATACAACCTTTTATAAATTTTTGGTACTGTTCTTCATCGTAGTAATTCTTCATTACTAATCCTTTATTCCATGCTTTCTGAACTCCAGTTTTATTTTTATTCCATGGTTCTCTACCATTGTTTATCGTATGCCCCTTCTCGAAGGGCTTCCCAGTTGATTTTTGACCTTTTAATTTTTTACTTATTGAATCTTTATGGTCTTGAGATGGATGCCAATTTTCTTTTCTCCATTCTCTAAAACATTTTTGTGAACAAAATTTTCTTTTAGTGTCTTGTGTCTTGTAATCTCTATTACAATGAACACACCTTTTAATTGTCATAAGATTTTGATGCAGATTGTCCAATCTTTAACGTTTTTACACGAGTCAGTGTAGTTAAAGCTCTAAGGATGTTCCCGCAATTTAATTGATTTTACACGTAGATTACTCTACGAGGCGACAAGATTTATCGCAGCTCCAGCCATGTTTGTTACGGACTGTGCCATGTGTTTATGTTACTACGAAATCCGTATATCGTAACTTCGTAGATATTAGTTTATATTCTCATCAGAAGCTGCGTCCATTGCTTCTGAGATAGCACTACGAAGTTCCTCGGTCGTCTTAGGTTTCATCTCTATTGGTTCCCTACTTGTAGGTGAACCTCCTGGAGTTTCAACACTTTGGACCTCTGGTTTTTTGTTAAGTCTATTTTTAATTTCCCAATCAATGATTGTGTCTCTGTTCATTTCATTAAAAGCTTCTCTTGGAGATAGGTATAACTTTTGGTTATTTTCTTGCCAATCTAAGACTTTTTCATCTTCGTATTTTGGCTTACCTTCTGCTCCATTCCATTCTTTTTCTAGATCTGAAACTTCTGCTTTAATTTTTTGAGCTTGCGTTTCCCTACTCTCGTCCTCTTTCTTTTTGTTATCTCTCTCATCTAATAAAGCAGTGATTTTATCAATTGATAAGGTTTCATTAACCTCTTCTACTGCTACCTCTGGACTAAAGACATTTTTAAGTTTGTCAATAGTTTCCTTCGACCTAGCAAGTTCTTCTTTGAGCTCCTTGCTCTCGACTTTGCCAGTGTCACGCTCTTGCTTTAATGCTGTGTTCAAATTACTTATTTGTTCTTGCATCTTAGCCATATCTACGACATTATCTTGTACTGGAGCAACTTCTGCTACTGGTACTTCAGTTTTTACTTCCTGCGAAGTTACGATTTCTTCAGCTGGTGTAGTGGTAGGTTCTACTGCTGCTGGAGCCTCTGGTACTACCTTTGTTTCATTTTCCATAATACTTCTTGTAAAATTATTTTACGTTAGTTTGTAACGCAGTCTAAAACGCTCTGCGTATATTAATTATTTTAATCTACTATATTTTGCTTCCTTTGCTTTTCTAATTTTATTAAGTTTTCTTTGGTTAGGATTGAAAATTGAACCTGAATCCATCGCTTTATTATAGTTCACTTCACCATTGTTTTTTATGAATTCCTTTTTAGACGATGTATCTATTAGTTCTCCATATTTAGCTTTTGCTTTCTTTTTAGAAACTTTTTTAGCTTTTTTATCCTTTACAATCCCTTTGATGTTTTTACCAACATCCGCATAACTTCTTTTAACAATGCCAGCACCTTTTTTGACATCGCCAATGAAATCTTTGAAATTTATTGACATATTAGTTATTATTAATTATTGATAATTTTCTTCTGCTGATATATGAGCATCGAATAGTTCCTGGTTCTGTTTGTAAACATCACCATTCTCTTTAATAAATGAAATGTGTAAATCTGTATGTTCAGGTGTCCATAAAACTTTAGGAGTTTCTGGTACCTGTTGTCCAGTTGACATTTGCATGTTTTCACTATCAGCGAGATCGGCTGTATCTTCTGGACCTTGTCCGTCTGATCTATGACTTTCTCTCTGCTTCATCATATCTTGTTTGAACTCTTCTGCTTTCTTTACTTCCATTCTATCTACTATGTCAGATATGTTAGAGAATTTAAACTGTTCTAATAATGTTTGTCCATCTATCAGTTTGGCTTCTGCTAATCTCATAGCCCATTCCTTTTTAGCATCTTCACTATATGCAATCTCTGGAACTATAGTAACTTTAATTTCATCGTTGCCATCAATTACCATTGCTCCTTCTGGTTCATTATTAGCTACTTTACCAACATATTTTATCTTCTGACCATCTTCAATTATTTCATCTGATGCTATTTGATAATCAGCTATTAATTCTAGTACAAAATTACCAACGTCTTGTAATAATAACTCAAGATTCTCTATCGGTTCTGCTACAGTTCCAGCATCTGCTGATTGTAGCGCCTCAATCCCTTTACCAGATTGTAGAGAACCTGTTGCTTTACCAAGTGATGCTTCTCTGACTCCGCCTAGTTCCTCAATCCAACCTTCAAGATTCTGCATAAACACAAATGGTGTTGTTGGTAGTGGTTGTAAGTCCATCTGCTTAGGTGGAACCTGTCCTTTATAGTAAATCTTTTCTGCTCCTTTATCTGTTATCATTGAAACATCAACACCTTTCTTAATCAAGTATTTGCCAGCAAGCATTCTCTGAATGTATGCCTCTACTTGTGAAGCTGTTTTGTCTAATGACTTATTAATAGAAATAAGATCTTTTATCCATGGTGTGTTAAAGATCGACTCCTCATTACGTTCTGGGTTATAATTGAATATTGGGTATCTTCTATATTTAGGGTTATATACTCTTGCAACATTATTTCCTACAACAGTGATAACTCTAACTTTCACTTCATCTTTTTCAATCCATTTTAACCATAGTTCTTTAACAACTGCTGTTTCTAAGTCCTTGTTAGTTTTATTAGATTCTCTGTTATATTTTTCAAGTTCTAATATATTCTTATAATCTGCAGCAGCCTCCCTGTTATCTGAAATCTTCTCATCTTTAATAGTATATTCCTTATTTCCTTTAATTGATTCAACTGGCTTTACAAATGTCTTAAAAATGTATCTACAACTTGGGATTGTTGATGCATATGGATCTGGTAATATATCATATGAACTGTCTATCCAAAAATCTATAACGTCTTTACCATCTCTTTTAACATATCCGCCTTCTAAGAACCCAGCAGAATATTTAAAAGCATTAACAATCAAATCCGTCAAGCTTTGTTTAATTTTTCTTGTCCTATATATATTCTGTAGAAGTTTATTCTTCTTAGATGCTTCTGCATATGCTTCGTCAGTGCTATCATTAGGATGGACTTCCCATCTTGGTTGACTTCTTTTAACGAAGTTTTTAATACCACGAAGTTGTGACCTAATTTTGTTTATTGTCCGTCTGACTTCTCCTTCTACAAGAGGAACTGTTTGTACTCTATTTAGAGTCTTGTTATAAACAATCCAATGGTCGCCACGAACAAACCTATCACTTATATACCAGTCTTTATGCTGCTTCAGATACATAGCTGAAGTAGATGTATAAAGACTATCTATAAATTTAATAACTTCTGGATTACGTCCAGTTTCTATTTTTTGTTTTCTTAAATATTCTAGATTAATCATTCTCTTTATATTTTTCAGTAATCGCCTGTTCTAGCAAGTAGTACAACTCTGCAGTCAACGGGTGAAACACTGATATTTTATTTTGTTCAGTTTCTTTTATTGGAAATACTAATCTCATCCTAGTTTCCTCTCCTAGTCTTGTGAATATTGCTATATTCCCCAAGAATAAAGAGTCCTCAATAATGCAAGATGCAAATCCAACGAGCCCTTTGTTTGGTACTACTTTTTTAATTTTAACTTTCGATATTTTCATGCGTTTTCTTTAAGTGCTCTATTAATAATCTCTCATCGACAGCGTCTACTTCTTCAATTTCATCTTGTACTATTTCTTCTTCTTCGTTGTCTTCTTGAATTGTTTCTACATATTCCTCCATATTCTTTGAGAGAAATATTTTAGCCATTTCTTGTATAGTTTCTTTTCTATCTTCTGAACTCTTCTTTATTGTATAAAATACTAATCCTAGAGAACTTAATATACTAATTGCTAATACTGCTTCTATCATTTGGCTTTAGTGCGATTGCGACTGAGGATGTCAAAAGTGTTCCTGCTGTTGCAACTGCGTTAGATAATTCTTTTTTAACACATCTTACTGGGTCTATAACTCCACTCTCATATAAATCTTCATATTTATTAGTTAGTGCATTATAACCTATTCCATCTTCTTTAATCTTTGCGATAATTGCATCTGCTGGTAAACCTGAATTCTCCATGATCTGTTTACATGGAAGCTCCATCGATGCTACTACAATTTTCCATCCAGCTTTTTGTTCTTCGCTTATATCATTATCCATTAACATTGATGAAGATGCTTTCAGCAATGCTGTTCCTCCACCTTCAATAATGCCATCTTCTACAGCAGATTTGGTAGAATTTAATGCGTCTTCTATTCTATACTTCTTTTCAGTCTGTTCTGTCTCTGATGAACCACCTACTTTAATATTAGCAATAGATCCATTTAATCTGCCTAAACGTTTTTTTAATTGTTCTATTATGAATAAATCTTTATATTTGGATATTAATGCTTTCACTTCATCTACTCTTGTTTTTATATCTCCATTAGCTCCAGTAAATATAGTAGAATCTCTTGTTACAATTACATTCTCTGCTATTCCACAATCAGATAGTTTACCATCTTTCAACTTTGTAGACTCCTCTTCTCCAAGAACAGTTGCTCCTGTTAATGCAGCCAAGTCATAAAATAAGTCTCTTTGGTAATCTCCAAATGAAGGCATACTCACTGGTATACATGTGAACTTACCAAGTAAATGATTCTGTGTAAGAAATGCTAATGCTGGTCCTTCTACTGTCCCACCTACTAGAATAAATTCTCTTTTACCTGCTTCAAGTAGGCTTTGTAGAATTTTAATTAATTGACTCTCCATATTAATCTTATCTGTAGTAAGAATAATTATTGGGTTAGCCATTTCTGCTGAAAGTCTTTTTCTATTTGTTATGAACATATGTGATGAATATCCTCTATCCAATTTTGTTCCTTTAACATATTCAACTTCTGTTTCCATTGAGTTAGAATTTGTTACAGTAACAATACCATTAGTTCCTGTTTCCTCTATAACATCTGCAATCATTTGACCAATTTCTGGATCATTGTTTGCAGAGATTGTTGCAATCTGCACTCTCTCATCTATAGAGGTTACTTCTTTTTTATTTCCATCTATAATATCGATAGCCTGTATTAATGCTTCATCCATACCCCTTTTAATAAGTATAGGATTCATTCCAGCTGTAATATATTTGTGTCCTTCGTTTGCAATTCCTCTTAGTAGAACTACTGTTGAAGTTGTTCCATCTCCTGCTTCTCTATTTGTGTTTTCTGCTGCCTCTCTTGCCATCATAGCCCCCATACTTTGGAATTTATCTTCTAATAAGATTTGCTGACTAACCGTTACGCCGTCCTTTGTTATTGTCGGATAAAGACTCTCCTCGAATATCACAGTATTTCCTCTTGGACCTAAAGTTGTTGCGACAGCATCTGCGACGATATTAACTCCTTCTAAAATCTTTACTCTTGCGTCGTTGTTAAATTTTATTTCTTTATACATATTTTATTCTCTGTGAAAATAGAATCTGACTTGATTCTCATCTTCCTTCTTACCATTTGTTAATTCATTTGTACTAATTGCTAATATTCTTTGTCCTATTAATAAACACCCAATCATTCTAATCATTAAAAATATTATTTGATATGATTCGATATCTGGATTAAAGAAATACATTTTCTTAACATTCATATTTATTTTATTAATTCTCTTTCTCCTTCTAATTCACCATTAGTATAATACTTAACTGTTCCATTTTCAAATAACTGTCCTATGTTTACCCATTCACCATCTATAAGATGCCATGCTTGTATTCCTACTTTAGTTTTTGAAAAGATTGTTTTCATTGGTGGATATACCTTTTTATTCTTCATAGTTTTATTCTCGATAGGAGCATATTCCTAGAACATCATCCTTATCTAATACATTATAATCTTCACCTTGTAAGGTGAACGTTAGGAGCGAATATCGACCGAAGATGACTGTGTCTCCTTTGCCTTCTCCTTCTAATACTTCCCCTGTTATTAAACCCTTGTCTCCATCGTTATCCTCTACTGCCATATCTACAGACAGTTGAGAATTCTTATGTTTTTTAATTAAAAGTAAATTACTTTTTAGTTTTATCTCCATCTTTTTCTTCTTTTAATTCTTTAACTTCTTCCTCTGGTTTCATATCCTTAACTTTCATTATAGGAATAACTTCACCATTTGGTAATACAGCGTTAGCTGCGTAAATGTTTAGTTCTAACTCATTACAAGTTTCTTCTAAATCCTTTTGTAACTTTTCTTTTCTTTCTTCAAATGTCATACGCTTTTATTTAATTTATAAATCTATTCTTTGCGATATTGCTATTAATCTTTCTACTTGGTTTTCTATTTCTATGTTGACTGAACTTAATGTTCTTCCAACCTGAGACATCTCTCTGTCTTTACCCTCTCCTAATAAATCTTGCGGACATGGATCTAGCAATATATCTGATAATCTACTTTCTAAGACATTTATTGCATCGCATAATCTACCAAGATTTTTGTTATTATACTCTAGTCCATCTACTATCGATGATCCTCTCTCAACACTAGGTGTTCTTTCTATTTGTTCCTTACACATTGTGCTACTTGTTGTTTTCTCATTCATACTTTTTTAGTCGACATCAAACCCTGATAGGATTTTAGGTCGTATTAATTGATCTAAATCTCTTTGAACTTTTGTTCTTGCTGTAGGCGCTTCTTCTGGTTTATTTGGTCTGGTCATTATCAAATATCTAAGTGCGTCCATAGAATTGTGAACTATAATTCCATTACAAGAAAAGTTATTAACCCTATCTACGTGCATATTATATACTGGTATAACCTCACCTTTCTCTATCTTCTTGATTTTATGATTCCACTCTTTTTTGTTTCTTGAGAAACCGATTGCTCTGCATCCCTCTTCACAATATTTCTTCTTTCTATATTTATTAACTCTGTGTGCGAACATACTATCTCCATTATTTAGGTTTATTCTTGTATGCCCGTGTGAGTCAATCGTTTGATAAACTGGCATTAAGCTATCTCCTGCTTTTAATTCTCCAGCTAATCTATATTCTCCGCTCCTAATCATTATAGGATGGTCATATGTACAAACTATTTCTGAATCGTCATCTAGGGTTATTTTTAATGTCTCAGCTACTTTTGTCTGCCTAACGTTGTCATATCTATTGACTTGGACTCTTTTTAGTTCATTGCTATATGAATAAACATATCCACTTTTGCCAACAAGGTCTTTTATTTTAAAATCTCCGTTAACTGTATTTATAATTGAATCTCCAGCTAGGCAATGATCATCCTTCTTTACTGGTTTCTCTGGTTCATTATTCTGTCTATCTGTCGCTTCTGTATTCTCTTTATAACGATAGTGTTGTAATTCCCAACAGAGTTTAGGACACTTATCTTTAAATATATATAAGTGTGAGTTTAGTAAACCGTCTATCCTCATATATTCCCTTACTCTTGTTACTCCAGCTACAAAGTCGTTCGTTGCTGGTTCGAATTCCCATCCATTGTCATCGAAATCCTCTATGACTGAATATGGTACTTCTTCTCCTTCTATTATTTTTGTTCTATTCTTGCTTGCTGTCGATGGATCGATGACTTTCACTTGAAATGTGTTGTCTGCTAGAATTTTCTTTTGTCCTATTGATAAGTTGTCTCTATACCCAGAAATTAAATAACCAAATTTGTCGAACATTTCCTTACTTGCTACACTTGGTATCGCTGGGTTATAATACTCATCTATTATATAAACTTTCTTATCTCTTGTTATTGCTCCTACTAGAGCACAGTTAGGGTTCCTCTGTCCAAAGTCCATCCCTATAAATAATTCTACATCTCCTAGTTCGAATGAATCGACTAGGTGTATGCTTGGTTTAAAGTCACAAAACTCTGGACCATATACTAATTGACCAGCTTTAGTTGTGAAGTCAATTTCGTATTCTTTATTCCAAACTGCTTTAGGTGAACCTTCTCTCTCTGCTTCATACCATTTTGCTCCTTCAGTAGTCTTTGGATTTTTAGATTCGTCAGCCGTGTAGTGGAGCATCAATACGTGAAAACCATTCTTTGGATTCTTCCAGAATTTAATTCCTTCTGATATTTCTGGTTTGTCTGTGTCGTCGTACATACTATTCTTGCTTATTACTGTTTCCTATATAAATGTTTAATTGTGCCTCCTTGTTTTCTCCATGATTTGTTACATATACTATTTTCCTCCCTGTCGCTAGTTTAAATATTATCCTTATAAATAGTAATATCATCTTTAAATTACTTGTCTGATAATATTTAAAGAAATATAATCTATTCTTTTCCATATCTTTACATTTTTAATAAATCGAAGACTGCTTCCTCAAACCAAGTGTTGTCGTTTGCTGTGCTGACGCATGTCAGTCTTCCACCAGAACTGAGTGTTGGCTTTAGTGCTGTAAAAGCACTTGCCATTTCTGGTTGAAAAGCAGACTCATCTGAAAGCATTCCAGATAATGTATGCATCCTAACAACATCTCCACCTTCAGGAACTCCCCTTATTTCTGACTTGATGTCAGGAAAGGTTAGTAATGAATATACGTGATTTCCTTGATTCTGTGGGTTACAGTTCAATTTGTGGAATTCTCCACGTTTATAATATCTTTTAAGGAACGATGGTTCATTGTCCCAAATAAGCTTTGCTCTTTTAACCAAATCATTAGCATCATCTGCTTTCTTTGATTGAAAGAATGTTAGCTTACCATAATGGAACTGTGTATCCCATAAGTATAATCCTGTAAAGACCCAACTCATCATCATTTGACGAGATTTAGGAAATAATAGGATTTTATGTTCTAACCATTTATCTACAATAATTCTTAGATATTCTTTGTCAGGAAAGGGCTTTTGTGGATTCTTGGGGTCGTGGACATCTAATGTGAATGCCCAGTTTGTTAGCCAATAATACGGGTCTTCATGACACTTCGCCCATTCTAAGTTCCTAAGTTCAGGACTCTTAGCTAATTTTTGTAAATATTCTACACTTTTCATTATAACTCATCTATTAGATCTTTCTCCAACATATCTATCTCCTCTTTCGATAGTTTGGTTGGGTCAATATCTGATAAATCTTCTTTATTTGAAATCTCTATTTCCTTTCTTTCCTTGAAATCGCCAGTAAGCTTACCAAATAAGGTAATAGCGTCCTTACGAGCAGTATAATCTGGTATATCATCACCATTCTTGTCTGGTTTCATTGCTAGCAGCATTTCCTTTAATGCTCTTACAATTGCACCTTTATCTATTCCTGCCATTTGCCCTAGTATTCTGAAGCTTCCTTCGACTACTTCTATTTCATCTATGATTCTTTGGTCTCGTAATAGTTTATATGCTTCTGATGCACATATTTGTTTATTAGTTTGTCCATATGCAGTTCCATATGCCTTTGTCCCATTGTATCCGTTCTTGACATACTCCTCTGAGAAGTCTGCCATGTTCTTTGTTATCTTTTTCATATTAGTTTGTAAGCGTGGCTTTTAACATATGAGTCTCACTCAAGCTATTAAGATAATCTATATTCCACGCATTGATATTCTTAGGCTTTTACCTGTGATATCCTATAAAACAATTATCTTACCCTATACTCTAAGTATAGCATCTTTTGATCGATTCTGTCAAGTCTTTTTGACCCCTGATTCTTAGCTAGTATTAGGTAAATAAAAGACCCCCTAAAATAAATATTTCTGAAACTTCAAAAAGTTTTCTGTTTTTAAAATTTGACAGCTATTTTTTTATGGAAATTAGATGTTTTTTTGCTCTTTTTAGACTTTTTCTCAGAAACACCCCCCGTCCTTGGCTAATATTAGCATAGCAACTCTTTTATCACGGGGAATCCTAGAGCTAGATCCTCTTTGGCTAACATTAGCGATTCTATCTTTTACCTTTATGTGTTTTTATCTTGGGGGTGTGTCTATGTTTACATATTATATATAAACCACCACCCCCTCATCCATGTGATTGGGATTCACGACCCCCCAGTCGCTTGCGTAAAGTACGGGTACAGTCTAGTGCAAGCCTTTTAATCCCTATTAATAGGGGGGAGGGGGGAGGGGTGTCTGTATACAGAATAGCAGGACTCCCCCAAAATAGCAGGACTCCCCTGTAATACTTCCCTATAATACTCCCCTGTAATACTTCCCTTAAAAACTACCCTATAAAATAGCTAGTATAATGTAATGGTTGAATATAAACGGGGTGAAAGGTTTTAAGTTATAGCCGTTTTATAGGGTGCTTGCTATTATTTAAAATTTATGCTATACTAGTTACAGGTTAAAGAAAAACCTAAAAAATATTAATAAATATTATAACATAATTACTTGCTAGAAGTTTTTAAAAGTTTTAGTAAGTAGTAACAAAAAGTATGAATAAGACTCAATTGAGAGAGATGGTAACATTTGAGGGAGTGGAACCATTAAAAATTCAAGGGGAGGAGTTTAGTAAAGACTTCATCAAAAGTACGCTATTAGCTAGAATATGGAGGAGTGCAACTGTAGTCAAAAATAAGAGGGAGTCCGACAAGGGAGGCATTAAAACGACCATAATGCAAGCTATCAGCGAGGGACTGATTGAAAAAGAGGAGGGATTCGACCTTGTAATGACGCCGAATAAAGAAAAAATAGCAGAATTAAAAGAAAAACTCCCATCAGTAGAGAAGTCGGAGGAGCCGACTGAGGAAGACATCAAAATAGCTATTACACAAGTTTTAGCTAACAAGGGTCAAGCTAGTTAAACGGACTGAGGGGAGTGAAATGCTCCCCTCTTTTATTAAAAAATAAGTTAGAAAAAACTATATGTTTGTCAAGTTTTCTAAACTATTTTTTAAAATAAAAGTCGGAACGATTGAAAACTGGAGCGAGGTTGAAATAGAATTAAAAGTCCGCAAAGCTAAACAAGACCAAAAAAAGAAGGAGTCAATATTATTAATTTTAAAGAATAGAAAACAAGTAAAAGAATTAATCAAAAAGAGCGACAAGGAACTAAAAAAAGAACTTGCAGAAATACCCAAGCTATGTTATGATAGAGGAGGAACTTTCAGAACTCATTCACCATTTAAAATCATGAGAAATACCCATTAAACAGGGTATTTTTTATTTTGGAAAGAAAATTCCACTTAAGTCGCAAACATCATATCGAACCTTATTATTAAAGATTAATCAATATGAAATATTTTGAAGTTAAGAAAAGTGATTTCAGATGTTGGAAGTTTAAGTCAGAATCAGGACTTAAAAACATTAAAGCGAATGCTATTAAAAAGCTTGAATCACTACCAGATTGCTTTAATATCAATGGAGAGTGGCATATTAATGAATTGATTGACGATGGTGCTATAAAGCCCAGGATAAAGTATATCGCTGATATAACCATATAAACTAACAGAATCCACTTAAGTCGCTAACATCAAATCAATATGAAGTATAAAATAGGTCAAACAGTTAGAGTTATCGCAACAACAGAATTAGGTTCTAATAGTTATAATAGAGATAATGGCTTTAAAGTGGGAGATATCTTTACTATAGATAGTTATAGTAAGGGTAGCCCTACTGGTATTTACTGGTCTAATAAAATGTTGATTGGATGTTACGAGCACCATATTGAACCATATCCTTTTTCATCAATAGATTATAATAAACAATGTCATGAATATGACTCAAAATTATGTATTATAAAATAATAACAGCATATCGTAATAAAGTAAAGATGTTAGATATAGCGAAAATGTATCGAGTTACATTAGATGTCGTTATAATGATTATAGCATCAGCTCGTTTAGACACAATTTAATATATCGGTTGCGTAAAGAAGATGAACGCATTAAATTTTTCATCAGAATCCTCGTGCAAGCTGGGATGAATAAAACAAGCCGATAAGCATGGTTCACAATGTCTAAAAAATAAGGATTTTAATATTAATTGACAAGCTTCTTTTTGCCGAATATTAGTATTAAAATATTTGTTTTTCGCCCAACATCGAATATAATGATTGTTGGGTTAAGCTAGATAGTATATTGCTTGACAATACTTTCTTACTATGTTATAATAGAATAGATATAAATGACCTATCGGTAGGCAATCCATCTCAAGTCCGTACAAACGACACTTGTTATGAACTTCGTATCTATGAGTTTCTATCTAGCTTAACTTGACAATTATTTAATAAGATTAATCAATATGATTAAAAATGCTATAAAAAAGATTGCCTATGAACAAGATTGTAGTATATCTGAGGCAACATATATATATAATAATCCTATTGCAGTAGTGAGTCATGCTGTTAAGGAAACAAAAGGAGATGAAAAGACACAACTATATCGCCACTGCTCTATGTGATGGCGATCAAAAAAACTTTACAGTGCAAAACGTCACCAAGCCTCATTCCACTCGTGTCGCTAAGAGTGTTGCTAGGTCGTTGTTTTGTGCTACATTTGTAACAATATTATCATTAACTATTATAAAATAATATTGTAGATAAAACAATAAGTCACTATTATTAATTTAAAATAAACTATGAAAAATCCTAGAGTTATTATAGGTGATGAGATCATCTTAAAAAAATCTCTACACGGAGGAACATCTTATGTCGGGAGGCTGTTAAGAGTTTCAGCTATCAATGGTGGTGGTTGTTTCTCAGCAAACGACGACCAAAGGGGTGGAAGCGTCAGTATTTATCCAAATGATGAATTCGTCTTTGAGAATAGAAAAAAGCTAATCAAGAGATTACAGTCTGAAATTAAAGAGATTCAAGAAGAGTTAGATTTCTATCAAAAGTATGAAACAGAAGAGGATTTCGTTGCAGACAAACTAGACAAGATTTTAAATGCACAAGGACCAAGAGCAATAGCTAAAATCTTGAAAGAATTAAAAGGAAGTAACTATCTATAGAATCCACTTAAGTCACAAACCCACATATCGTGGGTTTGTAGCGAGGTAGAGCAGTCAGGTAGCTCGCATGGCTCATTAGTGCATTATTAAATTATGAATACAAAATCAAAGGGAAATAAGGCAGAAGGTGTTATTATTGCTGAGTTTATTAAAAGAGGCTATCCAGTTTCATTGCCGTTCGGAGATAACGAACCATATGATATGATAGCTGATTTTGATGGAACTTTAAAAAAAATACAAATAAAACATGGTAAAACATCTAATGGATGTGTTGTTGCAGATATTCGTAAAAGAATTGGTTCTAAAAGAATCAAATATGAATCATGCTACGAGAAGGTAGATTATATAGCTATCTGGTGCGAAAAATTAGATAAAGTATATATAATCTCTGGAGATATGTTAAAGAAAACAACAATAACTTTAAGATATCAAAAACCTAAAAATAATCTTTGTATTAGTACAATCCTTTGGGCTAAAGATTTTGTTATTGATAGTGCTTTAATATAACCATGAGGTCGTGGGTTCAAATCCCACTCTCGCAACATAGATAAAATATATGAAAGCATTTAGACAAAAACTATTAAAATTAAAAAAAGATGAACCGATAGATGTAGTTGTAGTGAGTAACTCTGGACATTCAACAGTTGGGAAGATATACAAAACATCAGAAGAATATGACTATTTTATGTTTGTATCCAACAATCCTGATTACAGGGGAGGCAACCCAATAATTAATTCTTGTTCTGATTATAAATATGGATGGACTATAAACTGTTATGATAATCATTGGCAATATGAAAATAAATTCAGTGTAATAAAACCATTTAAACAATCAACAAAAGATTATAATTTAAAATGTTTTAACTATGACAAAGATAAAAAATATAGCAATAGATAGAGCATATCTACCTAAAGCATTAATCGTCGATATTGACGGCACTTTAGCCTACATGATTGACAGAACACCATTCGAATATCATAAAGCAATAGGCGATGGAGTTCATTATCACATCTTAGACATTGTAAAGAAGTATAAAGCAGATGATTACAGAATAATATTGTTGTCTGGGAGAGATGAAGACTGTAAAGATGTAACTCTTGAATGGTTAATGACTAATGATATCCCTTATGATGATTTGTTTATGAGAACCAATAAAGATAATAGAAGGGATAGTATCGTCAAGAGAGAGTTGTTTGATGCAAATGTAAAAGATAAATATAATATACTATTTGTCCTTGATGACAGGAATCAAGTCGTCCAAATGTGGAGGGAGCTTGGTCTTAAATGTCTTCAAGTGGCAGAGGGTTCGTTCTAGTGAATATGAAAGAATGTATTAGATGTAAAGAGACCAAAGAATTAAAAGAATTTTATAAACATGGTAAGTATTATCATTCTGCATGTAAACTCTGTGATATAGCAGACATATAGCAAATGTGCAGAAGTTATTAATTAATCCACTTAAGTCACTATGAAATTTAAAGTTGGAGATGTTGTTATATGTCATAATAGAATGGGAGGAATGATTCCTGATGCTGGATGGAAACTCGGTCTCGTTTTTAAGATAGAATCGATTGGTGAAGGTATAGCATGGCGTCCAAAAAATAATGGTGGAGTATTTTTTGAAAACATATCTTTATATAATGAAACACCAGAGAAATATAATGAAGCATGTCATAAATTTGATAAAAAACTATGGAAAAGATACCAATAATAATTATCTTAATACTTTTTTTGTCTTCATGTTCCAGTAATAAGGAGCAAGAATCAAATCGATACTTCCTCCCTGAGAATGATGATAAAGTATTAACTGGAGTAGCAAGCTATTATGACTATACAATAGGAGATTGGTCAAGTATAGGACATTATGTTTGTGCAACGAGAGACTTCATAAGATATTCTTTTGTTGAGGTAACCAACCTAGATAATGGTAAGTCAGTAGAAGTCCTTATAACAGATTATGGACCAGATGAATCAACATACCCAGATAGAATAATAGACTTATCAAGTACGGCTTTTAGTACAATATCAGATAGTAAGCTAGGATTGGCTAATGTTAGTGTAAAACAATTAAATAAATTTAGATAAAATATATGGCGATAACAAGATGTCCTAAGTGCAAAGAAGAAATAGACCACCTAGATTATACAGCTCAATATACGACTTGGGGAAGTGAAAATGGAACAATATCCTTTTGTGGAGATATGGATATGCACGACCAACATGAAAGTAGTTATGAGAACGATGATATTTCTTATATCTGTCCAAAATGTAACTATAAACTAGACTGTGAAGACTTAGAAAATCTAGATGCAATAGAAAGTGATTGTCCTTTACCATATCCAGATAGAGATGGTTATGACTACTGTGAGGAAGACCCAGAGTTGACACCTGAAGATATAGCTAAGGCTTATAATGAAAAGTGTTTTATCGCAGATACAATATAGACCCTTCGGGGTGTTATATATTATTAATAATTGGATAATTATATGTTCCTGAGTGTATATATAATTTCCCACAATTAAATGCAAAGAAGTGAATTAATCTCAGTAGAGATTACCAAGTTTGGAGAAGAATCAGTAACTGTTAGAGTTCCTGACGAATCTACTCTAAGATTTGTTTTAGAAGAGGCTAACATGACAGTTGGTTCATCAGAGGCTGTTCACATGAATGGTGAAACTGATCCAATCAAATTGGACGACAAACTTGAAGATGGTGATACACTTCAAATCGTTGGTCGTAAAGAAGGTGGTCTTTTATAGATTATAGAACAAGAGGCTATCAGTTATAGCCTCTTTTATTTATAATTTAATTAAGGACATTTGTCCACTTAAGTCACTATGAAAAGAAAAACCGTCAAAAGAGCTTATGTTGGAGATTTTATAAAAACAACTCCAAGATTTAGTCCTAAAGACAACAAGGGAAAAGAGATTGATTTAAAGCAAGAACGGTTTCGTGGTATAATCGTGACTCGAAAGAGTAGCTTTTATGGCATTAGATTCGGTCGAGGTTTAAGCTTTACAAATCATTTGAATGGATTATTAAGTAATTCGACTGGCTGTATGCTCGAAAGAGAAGAGTTTGAGCTAGAAGATGGTGTATAAAATATGAGAAAAAATACAAAAGTCTATGTTGGTGATAGAATCGTTACTAACAAAAACTTTAAACCTTTTATGTCAAATAAAGATTTGTTTGATGTAGAAGATAATAAATATAAAGGAACAATTATCGAGATTAGAGATAGTATGTTAAACATTGCTTTTGATGACGAACATCCGTTCTGTCATACATTAGAGAATAGGACAGATAGAATGAATGGATATAGTTTGCTATTCAAAGAGTCTGATTTAGATAGTTCTGTTGATTTATCAGATGAAAAGAAACGTGCATTTGTTGGATTGATTAGAGAACTTGCTTTCAAGAAAATATCTGAGTTACCAATAAAGATTAGGTCTAAAGAAGATTCATTACGTTCTTTAGTATCTACTGCAAGAAGTCTTGCTGCAGATTTATCTAGAAAAGAACTACAGATAGAAGGTGACAATCATAAGCTTGCAGACTTAATTAAAAGTAAAAGAGGACTAACAGTTAATGTGGATGAACTTGTTTCCAAGTATGATAAGTTTATGTCTAATAAGAAGATAGCATCAGTAGACCCAATAGAATCTGATGGATATAAAAGTGTTCTAATCACAACTAATGATTTAGTATATCATAGAGAAGGATCATCATTAGGAGACTTTACTTTAGGTGCATATAAAATTTTAATCCCATTAGATTCTGGTCAAAGAGTCAGAGCAATAAACTACAAGAGACATAAAGACAGGTTCAAATACCACCATCCTTGTATAAACAATTCAACTTTATGTTTAGGAGAGAGTGTGGGTGATGAGGTCATGAAGTTAAGGAATGAAGGGAATATAATCGGTTTAGCTTATCTTTTAATTATATTCTTAGAAAAACCAGACTATGGTAATCCATATATTCAAGAGGAAGAATTCTTTTGTGCTCAGACTGTAACTATTAAGCCAGAGAATGAAATCGATTGGTTTTCTAATATTTACTGGGATGAAAATGAGAAATGGGATGGTCGTAAGTTTGCTGAAGACTTCAAGAACTTAAATACTACGAGTGCATATTGTGAGAACTGCGAGCGTTCTGTAACTATTAATGAAGATGGTGATTGTCCAGATTGTGGAGAAGAGCTTTCATCCACTTAAGTCGCTATGGTAGAAAAAATATTAATAGAAAATAAAACAGCAATCAAACTCGCTGCCTACACTCATCATGCACCTGGAGAAGTCTCTGGGATGGGAAAGAGTGTTATTACAGAGGATGGTGAGATTATGTTAATAGATATAGCACTTTTTGACCAAGAATGTGGTTCTGCATCGACTAACCTAGATACTGGAGCAATGGCTAAGTTTATGTATGATATGTCTAAAGCTAAAGAGTCATTAAAGGACTGGAATGTTTGGTGGCATACACATGGAGATTTAGGTGTTTCGTGGTCAACTACAGATGATGATACAATAAAGGAGCATGTAAAAGACAATAAGAAACTTATATCAATCGTTACGAATAAGGAGGGAAAGTTTTTAGGACGTATCGATGTGCTTCCGTTAGACCCATCTGACTTTGGTTTAGTCTTTGCTCCACATGAAACAAAGGTTGATGTAGAGATTCTCATTGATGAAGATCTGGATAAAGTTATAGAAGAAACTGTCTCTAAATTAGAGGAAGAACAATCAGCTTTAGAAGATGAAATATCTAAAAAAGATGATGAGATTGCTGAGACAAAGAAACTCTTATTCTATTGCCCAGAGATATATTCTGAATGTGAGGCTGAAGTTAAAGCTAAGGTTAGGGAAAAAGTCTATAAAGTTGAGAGGACTTATGAAAAATCTAAAAAAAAAACGCAAGACTCATTCTTTGGCAGAACGGACAAGGCTACTTTCGAAAATAAACTTGATGATATAATCTATGGAGTTGATGATAGGAGATGTGAAGAGTGTGAAAGATTAGAAGAAAGCGATGAAGAAATAATCTTTTGTCCTGATTGTTATAATCCAGTAACCTTTTGTATCTGTGATGATTATTATGAAAAGTATGGTAATTTATACGGAGATGAATACGATGCTGTCAATGGATACATAGCTAATTCATATAAAAATGTTAATGATTCATCTGAAGAAGATGATATTATCGATTCTGATATTAAAGGATTAGGTAATGGTCATGAACTAAAACAATAGAATGTCTAAAAGATATAGTAGACAACTCGACATCATAAAAGCTGGAGACTTAAGGTTTCCAATACATATCCTTGGAGCAGGTGGGATAGGAAGTTGGGTTGCATTAACACTTGCTAAAGTCGGATGCAGTAACATTACTGTCTATGACAATGATAAGGTAGAGAATCATAACATAGCATCTCAGTTCTACAAAGAAGACCAACTCGGAGAGTTCAAGGTCAAGGCACTAGCTAAAAATGTCTTTGAACAGACAGGAACTACAATATCTATCATGAAGAATATAAAAGAAGAGGAGTATATTGTAGATGGTCTTATCATAATAACAATAGATTCGATGGCAGAGAGAATAAGATTAGGAGAGATATATAAAGATAAGGATTTAACAATAATAGATGGAAGAATGGGAGGCTTATCATTTGAACTACATTATTATAAATCAAGAACCTACTTATTATCTACAGTAGAACCAGGAGCTGTCGACCATGAACAATGCACTGGTAGGTCTATCTCTTTTAACTGTTTAGTTATAGGAGGTCTTATCGGAAACATGGTAAGGAAACATGCTCTAAAGATTAACCAGATAGCACCTTCCATATACGTAGACCTTAACAGTCTCATACACATTAAGGCAGACCATGCAAATAAAACGCCTGATGCCCCTCCTGTGCCCTCTGGTGCTACTATGTCGGCTGGCATCCCTGTTGAGCCAATGCCATTTTAATTAATCCACCTAAGTCACTATGAAAAAATATATATTTAGAAAGAAACATAAAGAATATCTAGCTAGAATTAATCGTAGATTCTGTGATGCTACTCTAATGCTAGAGCATTATGAATGTAAAGGAACAACAATCAAACTTAGGATGAAGTCTGGTCTTATAGGTAGATTCGAAATACTATCGAGTCTACCTTTTATAGAGTTAGATGAGAAATATAATAAACCAATCAAGACTGAGTTATTGTTCCTTGGATATGTCGCTGTAGATGATTTCTCAACCTTTGATGAATTCTTAAAGGCTAGAAAAACTTGGAAAGACAACAAAGATTTATATGGAGTATAAGAAGGGAGATAGAATTGAAATCACAAGATATGGATCTAAAGTCAACGGGATTATCTATAATGATGTCGCTGGTGGTGATATCTGTATTATGTTTAATTGCGATGATAAATTATCATTAGATAAAGACACATATATTTTTGGTTGGTGGTTCTCTGAAAATAGGTTGGATGATTCTGAAAATAATTCTGGAGTATCATCTCTGAAACACATAAAGTTATCCACAGTTGAGTACAATGAAACGTGTTTTTTATTTGACAAAAAATAGTTTCAGAAATATTTATTTTAGCCCTCATATTCTAAGGCTAAGATTAGCTAAGATTAAGGGGTCGAAAAGACTTGACAAAATTGACTCGAGTATGCTATACTTAATATGTAGGGTAAGAAGAATCTTTTATCCACTCAAGTCACAATGGCAGATATAAAGCTACATACTAATAGAGAAGCCTATTGGTGTCTAGCTTTATATAAGGCATTATATAAGTCCATAGAGAACATAAGTTTGAATCCGTGGACTCTAAATAAATGGGATTCTCACTGTGAGACGGCACGCCGAACTTTATACAGAGTAAATCACAGTAAATAATATAGCAGTAGTTGGATCTACCATCGGAAAGACTATAGACAAAACGATGTAAAATGTGCTATAACTAGGGGAAACACAAACCCTAAAAGATTGTCGGATACTATGCGAATGTTAGCGATAACTGAATCGATATCATAGTATTTCTCCCCCTAATTTTAATATAAGTCTATCTATAAAGAGAACTCTGCTTAACAAGTCACAACCGACTTTACCAGAGTAATCGTTTTTTTATGAACTATAGTCATATAGAGAGTAATGAGGGTCTTGGGATTTTTAAACATGGAGACTCTGTTATCACTTCATCTAAATATAGGAGTTTTAAAGGAAAGATATCAATCCATAATTCAGATTATGGTCTACAATATTATATCTGCTCTGACAGTAATGCATTAGGTGGAGGAGCAAGAGCAAAGGAGATGTTTGGATATAGATACTCCTGGAGATTGACTAACTGTGGACTCCCTGATAGTTATGATACAATAACTAAAACTAATCTATCATCAAAGGAATATAATGAGATATGTTTTGATTATGATAAAAACAAATGTTAGATATAAAAATATTTAAAAACAAAGAAAGGATAAAGCTTTTATGGATTGATGTATTTGATGGTAGAAAAGAAAAAGAGATTGATGCTATGGTTGTAATAGAAGATGGTTACTATTTTGTTCTTACTGATAAATTAAGCTTAGATGGATGGTCTGCACGTAATAAACATGGATTCAGTTGTTCATATCGGATATGTCATGAATCTGGAAGTTTAAGTGAATACGATATACATCCAAATATGGAAGACTTCATTAAGATATATTTAACAGTTGAGGACTATAATAAAGAATGTCACATATATGATAAAGAACATAAAAAATAAAGATTTAGTATTGTTTAAATACTCAATGGATAAAGATTTTACTGAAGGTAAGATTATTTACAATTCAGATAATGATGACTTATTCTATATCCTTGGTAACAATAACCATTTTGAAGGTAGTTATCCTAGATATATAAGAGACAATAACTATAAATATTCTTGGTGTTTTGTAGCTTTTGAGTTTGATAGTGGTGGTTTAATATTAAAGAAGTTAGATATGTCGGTAGAATATTATAATGAAAGATGTCATAGATATGATAGTAATAAATAGCATACAATATAATACAGGAGATATAGTAGAAATGAAATGCAGCTATGAAGATGATTGGACAGAGGCTTTCTTACTTGAGGCTGAAAATGGTAGAGAGATATTTCTTCTGTCTGATTATGATGAGTTAGATGGAGATGCATTAGGACCTGGTAGTCATGGATACAGATATTCAGAACAGTTTTATGTGGCTGAATTCGATAGTAGATTTGATTTAAGACTAAAGAAAGCTGTAATTCCTAAGACACCAAAAGACTATAATGATAGATGCTTTGAGTTTGAAAAGAATAGAGGGAAATCTAATAAAAGAAAAGCATTAATAGACTTAGATGAAAGTTTAGATGAGATATTAACTGGAGCATTTTAATTAATCCACTGAAGTCACTATGAAAAAATGTTGTAATGATTGCAAGTACTCCCCAGAGAATTTAGTATTCGCTGATACTTGTAACAAGAAAATAGAATATCATAGTGGTCCTGGAGAGATAACAGAAGAGTTTGTCGATATCTGGGATAGTAATCATGATGGTAATTGTCCTTATTATAAAAGAAACTTTATTAAATTATTAAAAGATTTATTTATATAGCAAATAATCGCTATTATATATTAATGGAGGAGGTAGAGTGGGGGTATGTATTTATATAGACGGTGTCCCACCATGTTGTATTTATGCAGGATGTAGGTTATAGCCAAACACAAAGACCGCCTCCACTAGTATATAATCATTAAGACAAAAAAGTATGAAGATTAAACATGCGAAAGAAGTAAAAAATAAATTGATAGAACTAGAAGAGTTAGAAAGGACTTCCGACTTTATCTATAGCAACAGCCATAACGGTATAGTCTCCTTTATAACTGAATATGTTTACGGGACTAATATTTATGGTAAAATGTCCAGCCATTCGGTTGACTTCAACGGAGATGACGCAGAGGCGTTGAGGGGATTCATAATTGCACGGTTAGAAAAAAAGATTTGTCGATTAAAAGAAGAGTTACATAACTATTAAAAATATGAAGTTATCAGAATTAATAAATCAGTTACAAAAAATTGAAAACAAAAAAGACTATAATGTTTTATTTAGTTATTATGATACAGAAGATGGTAAGAATGTATATGATACTGATTATGGGATAGATTATGATGATGATGATAATTTAATATTTGAAGTATGAGTATAATCTATTGTGAGAAGTGTCAAAAGTATATAGATACGGACCTCGATACACAGGAGACTACCAGTCGGAAATATAGAGTAGATAACTGGAAACTAACGTCAATGCTTAAAGACTATGGCTCGCAAGGCATTAGTATTCATTGAACGGACTATGTCAACCCTTTTATATTGGGGTAGTTATCTATTGGCTGGTCTCCATTGTTAGCAAATAATTGTTTATTACATATCTTATAGAGTGAGGAATAGGCGTCAAAAATCTATATGTAGCTTTTGGGCTTGTAGTGAAAGACTGTACAGTCGATTAACTATACAGGTTAATTACCAAGGCTCAACTGAGTCACCTCGTTAGTATCAGTGGGAGAAACCCCCACCTCTATAAGATATATAGCAAACAATTGTTTATTGACAGGGTGGGTTGACTACAAATAAGCACGTGTAAATAGTAGTCAGTAGCATCGCATAAGGCATATTTATTACATATCTGCCCTATATTAAGGAGATTAAATCCCTGATAGATATGAGATGTACCCCACTGTTAGTAAATAATTTATAAAAAAGTATGAGTATAATCTATTGTGAGAAGTGTCAAAAGTATATAGATACGGACCTCGATACACATGAGGATTGTGGAGAAGAGGATTAATTATTAAAATTTAATATGGCTTCATTAAGAACGGAGGAAACAGAAAAGATGTATCAAAAGTTTTTAAAAGGAAGTAAACAAGGATGTCCTTTTTGTTTAAAGGACCTCTTATTAAAAGAATATCGTTATTGGGTTGTTGTGGACAATAAGTTCCCATATGACTTAATATCATCAAAACATCATCTATTAGCTACTAAGAGACACATAGCTAAGATGAGAGATCTAAATAAAGAAGAACTTAAGGAGTATTATAAAATAGTTGATAGTATTTGTCAAGGCTATTCGTATATAGCTAGGAACACACCAAAGCTTATGACAGTTCCTGCACATTTGCATCTACATTTGATTAAGTTAAAATAATATGAAACTAAAATTTAAGAAAAAAGATATAACATGGATAAGCATCAACCCTGTCAGCTCTGAAGATGGAAAGTATGAGACTTTAATCACATTATTTAACTTAGATAAAAAAGAAGTGCATCAAGAAGAGTTTAATGAAACAGGTATCATAAAGACAATGAAGAGACTTAATAGATTTATAAATAACTTAGGAGATTAAATAGCTTACTGACACTTAGCAGTAATGTTGGGAATATTTAATTAACATCCAAGAATTGTTCTTGGGTGTCAGTAAGATAAAAAATATGACAGATATAACAAAGTGTGGAGGAAAAGGGTGCAAGCGTAAAAAGACTTGCTATCGATATACAGCTAAAGCTGGTATGCTGCAATCTTATTTCCTAGCTAATCCAAATCAACATAATGAATGTGAATACTATTGGGAGGTAACAAATGGCGTCCAAAGAAAAAAGGAAACTTCGTAAGGAGAAAAGACGTATAGACAAAAAGAAGTCTGAAGGCAGAGAGTTCACTAGACACCATATCATTCCTGGCTCCAGAGGAGGCAAGACAACAAATAAGAATATAGTTTATTTGGACAAATACAGACATGAAGACTATCACACTCTTTTTGACAACAAAACTCCAGAGGAGATAATAAACTATTTAATAGACTACTTCTGGCGAGGACAAACTATCCATGTTATAGACGCTCTTTCTAAAAGGGGGAATTATGTTTGATGGTAAAAAAGAAGTTAAGGATTTGGCTATCGAAGTTAGTGTTGAACTTAATATCTTTAGAGCAGAGGCAGATATTATGCTCTCTCAGGTAAAAGAGTATGAAGAAAGACGCTCTATTGAAAGATTGATTGATTCTTTAGAAAGAAGTAAAGATGATATCAGAAGAAGCACTTTATAGACATTTGTTAACGCAATTATTGTCAATGAACTTTAAAGGAGGATATCATGAATGAATGGATTAAAGAAATTGACGACTACTTGGAGAAGAAAAAAGAAGAACTTGAAAATCTTTCTTCAACGAAAGAAACAACTGATGCACTCGCTTACATAGAGAGACTTAAAAAAGCTCCTTATGGAGGATATGTGTATCACTAGAGACATAAGGGGGATAATAAACTCCCCCTTAATTTTATTAATAACAAGATTAAATATATGACAGATATAACAAAATGTGGAGGAAAAAATTGTAAAAGAAAAAAGACTTGCTATCGATATACAGCTAAGGCTGGTATGATGCAATCTTATTTCATGAAGAATCCTAGCAAGGATGGTCAATGCGAATATTACTGGAAAGTCTAGTATGCCATGATAGCCAAGACGGAAAGGCTCTCGACTGCAAATCCTGGATCGTAGGTTCGACTCCTACTCATGGCTCAAATTTATTAAATAAGTATAAACAAAATGGAATTGATATTACTAATAATACTATTATCTCATATCTATAATAAGGATAGACATAATGAAGAATAAAACATTTATGATAATAAAGAGTGGATGGAAATTTAATGTATGCTTAACAATATTTTTAATAATAATGTTTCTCATAAGTTATTACATAGAGTTAAAGATTCAATTATAAAAAATAAATATAAATAAAAAAATGTTTTAAAAACAGCGATTCTATGGCTAACATTAGCAGAGTTGCAATCTGACATAAAGTGTGCTATACTTAAGTTATAGGGTAAGAACCACATAAGTCACTATGAATTTAAAAAAGATACAACAGAAAGCAAGAGAGATAGGACACTGTCTATGCTCAAATAAGTTTACATGTCCTTGCAACTACTATAAGGAAAGAGATGTTTGCAAGTGTGCAGGTGGAGATGTTAATATGGATGAGTGGGTTAAAATAAATATGAATTAATATGAATAAAGAAACTGAAAAAATAATAGCAGAGTTTGATGGATTTACAGATGGTGTAAGGATGCTAATGCTTATCCACAGGAAGAAAGAAGGAGGAGCACAAAGAGACAGGTCGGCTATCAAGCGAATAGCATATTCACAAGAGGAGTTTGAAGAAGAACTAGATAAGCTCGTTAGCATCAAAAATGAATCTGATATACCATATAGAATATATAGCAGTGTCAACAAGAGAGATATGAACAAGGCTATTAGAATATTTAAAGGCAGACAGTTAGATGCAGACTATGAAGATGAGTATAATAGGGATATGTTTTATTTAGACATAAAGAATAGATGGATAAGTGCTATATGCAATCCTAAAACAAAAACAGAAATAGCATTCATGATAGACCTAGATGATAAGGACGGGCTGAAAGAACTTAAGGAAAAACTATTTCCGATCGTTGGAAGAAATTTCAACAAATTTGAAACAAAGAATGGATGGCATGTTGTAACACCACCATTCAATCCTGCTCTATTGCCAGGATATGATATAAAAAAGGACGGTCTATTATTATTAAGTTATTAAAATGACATTCAATTCAGCCGAAGCAATATCAAAGTGTATGGAGAGTGAGGATAAGGTTGAGAAGATAATTGGACTATTTATGAAAGCTAAGGGGATGACAGTTGAGAATCAAATTCAGTTGGATAGGATTGTTAAGAAGAATTATTTAGATGCACAAGAATATGATTGCTATAGTAGTGAGAAAATCATAAGGACAATGAAGCACCTTGTGGATACAGCAGACTTCAAGTGGACATTATCAACACTTAATAAATATATTGATGAGGACTTTGACAAGCTTGAGGGCAAAGAACCTATCATAACATTATCAGATGGAGAAAAAATATTCAATGTCGGACGCATCAAAGAACTTGAGCAAGAGGGCAGAATTGCTTACATCGGGAAACGGTGGAAAGAAAACCCTGCCAGAGTTCATTAAGGAAGGACAGGAATGGTATGCTAAAAAGCTTAAGGAAGGATGGGAAGAAACCCCTATGGGGATACTACCAATGACAGAAATCAAGAAGGCTGGATTCAGGTATAGTAATGATGGAGAATGGTTGATACCTATAGAGGAGTTAATATCTGATGGTAATGCAACATTACAACCAGGAGAAAAGTATTTTGGATTATCCACTCAGTTCACTAACTGGAGTATTGCAAGAAGGAGAGAAGAGTCCAAAGAAAGGACAGAAGAAACAATAAATCAATTAAGTTTTATAAATAAAGAAGAGGCAAAAGCCGTAGCAGTTGATGAAAGAGTTAGTGAGACTGACGATGACATCATTGTTTCGGAGGTTCCCTTTTAAAAAAAATGGAGAAAGAAAAACAAGAGTTTATACCTGAAATCTCAGTAAATAATACGAAAGTATCAAAGGAAATTGAGATTGATGGAAAAATGCAAGAAGTTGAAGTTCCTGCTCAAGAAGGATTCAACATCAAAACAAGAGATTTAGAAGGAAAATATAGCAAAGATTTCTTCGTAAAAGATTTAGAGGCTGTCATCTTATTTGACAGATATCAAATTCAATCAAAGTATGTTCACAAACCTGCATATATGTCAAATGAGTTTGAATTTACAGGTAGTAGAAATGATGTTAGAGTCTACTGTCCAGATGAAAAGAGAGTTTTATATGAAGGTCCTTACGCAGGGACAAAGACAGAATTCGCAACAGGACAAGTAAGTCCTAAAGGAATTCCAGAGAAAACATTTGATGTATTCTCTATTCTATATGTGCTAATATCTGGAGATATATTTAAGTTTAGATGGAAGCTGAATCAGAACAATAATTGGTTTACTTACAAAGATGGATGTCAAGAAGAAAGGGATGATAATGGATTCAGAAACTTCACGACTAAGTTTGCACTAGAGAAAAAGAAGTTTGGGATTAATGAGTTCTGGGCTTGTAACTTACAGAACATAGGGAAGACAAAAGAAGATAAGGTTGATGAGATTGCTAATGGCTTAGAAGATAAGTTAGATGCTATTGCTGATTCTTACAAGAGTTCTGGAGAAGTTGTTAAAAAAGAGATTGAGAAGTCTGGCATAACTGGAACAGAGGTTTCTGAAGATGACATCGATGTAGAAAATCTTCCTTTTTAATTAATCCACTAAAGTCACTATGGAAAAAGTAGAAAAAATAAAAGTAGAGATAACACAAAAGATTAATTTAGGCAATTTTGAGTCTAAAGATTATCGATTAGGCGTTGATATAATTGGGTTCGATTCAGAATCCATGGAAAGTGTCCAAAATGCAATCAACTTTGGTCGGGAGTTGTGCGAAAAAAATACGAGTGCTTATTATGATGAAATCAAATCAAATTTATCTAAACCCGTTGCGTTAAGCAAGGCTGTTGATAAAACCCTCCTTGAATTAGAAAAGAAAATCAATGATATAGATAACGAGGGTCAGCTAAGGTCGCTAATAGGAAAAATAGAGGAAATAAAAGATAAAGATATGCAATTAGTTATGCAGAAGAAATTCAACTTAAAATTAATCGCATTGAAGAAATGAGCAGTATAAGTGCAACTCGATATAGCACCTTTGAAAGGTGTCCTCTACAGTATAGGTTTCGTTATGAATACAAATTACTGTCTCAAAAGAGTGATGCTTTGATAATAGGTTCACTGTATCATGAGATGCTTGAGGCTTATCACAATAATAACGAGTCTAAATCAAGACAAATTATTAAAGATAATCCAGAGCACTCAACAATGCTGACACATTTATTTACTAAGTACTTGGGTAATCCAGTACTCGGTTCTGTGTTGGAAACTGAATATGAGTTTCATGTTGATATTCCTGGAGTAGATATTCCACTGTATGGGTTTATAGATAGGATCGATGAAAGCCAGGGAGTGGAATATAAAACATCATCAAAAAAGTGGAATGAAAAAGATGTGGATACAATACAAACAGATATTTATATGTATGTATTGTTAAAGAAATTTGGTAGACCAATTCCACTCGTTTACTCAATCAACAATAAGAAAACTAATGTTCTCCCGCAAATCATTCCTGTTGAAAGGAGTGAGGATGAAATAATGGGGCTAGAGGGTAAGATCAAACGATACATCTCAGATGTTCATACATCTAGATTTGAAGCTACTCCTGGTCCCCATTGTTTCGGATTATGTCCTTGGAGTAAAACTGGAGACAGAACATGCCCTTATGGATAATTATAAAAAAATAAAAGAAGCATTAATCTTTATAGCACGTTGTATAGATTCACTAGAATATAAGAATGTAGAACATCTTATTGTTAAGAAAAGATTTATAACAAGGAGTGAGCGTGTTGCAAAAATATTAAAATAGCATGATAACATTTTATATCAAAAAGGAAGTTGTTGCAAAGGATGCAGCAGATGCCATAAGAAAAGAATCTAATGCACAGATAACTGAAGTCTGGAAAAAGGAAGAACAAACTAAAACGATAAGTGCGATAGGATTCGATGCATATAGAGATGAAAATGATGATGATTATTAAAAGTATTATATGACATTTAAAGATGTAAAAGAGGAGTTTGAAAAAGAAACAAAAAATGATTCTGGTAGTAAAATAATGGAAAAAGTCTCAGAGATAATATCAGAGGTTGGAGGCAATTTCCTTTCAATGAACGGAGGAGAACTATCGGAAGCACAATCAAAATTAGCTGGATATAAGTTCTTCATAACAGACTATGTTGGAGAACTAAACCAAATATTCGAGTCATTAAGACTAGAAATACGTTCGTATAGAGCTCATCAATGGGATGTAATTACAGAAAAGATTACTGCTGAGAAAGGTAGAGTTAAGAATAAGGAGCAGATAGAGAACGTCTTAATAAAAGACACAGAAGAAAAAAGGTATCGAAGGATGCTTTACGAAACATTGTACTTTAAATATAAGCTAAAAATATCTTCAATAGATAGCGTACTTACCACAATCACTCAACGTATATCCTCTTTGAAGAAAGAATTAGAAAAACTATGATAATTGCATTTACTGGAAAAAAGCACTCTGGCAAATCAGAGGCAAGCAAATGTCTAAAAGACTTTAAAGATATTAATTTTAAGGATTCATTAATAGAAGAGGTTACAGAAAACTTTCCAGATTTATTGAAAGAGTTATCTTTAGCATATAGGACTGCAGATATCAGGACTTTGTTTGATGTTAAACCACCATTAGTGAGACTGTTATTACAAAACTATGGTACGAATGTTAGGAGAAAGGACAATGAAAATTACTGGGTCGATAAGTGGCTCAACAGTATTGATATCGATAGCAATGTTGTTGCTGATGATGTTCGTTTTTTGAATGAGGCTAAGGCAGTAAAAGACTCTGGTGGTATTGTTATTAGAATAACTAGACCTGGTAACATAAGCAACGATAAACATATCTCTGAAACAGAGATGGATAAGATAGAACCAGATTATGAAATAATAAATAGTTCTGATAAGGAGTATTTATATAGTGAAATTAAAAAGATAATAAATGGCGAAGAAGGGCGAGAAAATGTCGGAAGAGACTAAACAGAAAATATCCAAAGCTACAACTGGTAGGAAGTTTTCTGATGACCATAAAGCTAAATTAAGCAAGGCTAAGAAAGGAAAACCATCTCCGAACAAGGGAAAGAAGGGTAGAATTTATACAGACAAGGAACGTAAGATAAAAAGCATATTTTTTAAAGGGATAAAAAGAACAAAAGAATGGAGGAAGAATATTGGGAAAGCTCACTCTGGAGATAAGTGTGCATTTTGGAAGGGTGGAATATCTGAGGATAATGAGAAAATAAGAAAGATAATGGAATATAAGGATTGGCGAACCAGTGTCTATAAAAGAGATGATTACACTTGTCAGGAATGTAAGAAAGTCGGAGGAAGACTACATGCACACCACATAAAGTTCTTCTCTAAAATTATTAAAGAGAATAAGATTAAGTCTATAGAAGATGCAATAAACTGTATGGAACTATGGGATATAAATAATGGAATAACATTATGTGTTGATTGTCATAAAACAATGCACGTAAAGGATAAAAAAGATGAGTAAGATACTAATTTTAAAAGGACTCCCAGCATCAGGAAAGTCTACATATGCTAAAGAACTTGTTGAGAAAGGATGGAAAAGAGTCAATAAAGATGACATAAGAGCAATGGTTGATAGTAGTCATTACAGTAGAAACAATGAAAAACTTGTTATTGAGATTAGAGATATGATTATAGACTTAGCATTAATTCATGGTCATAATGTAGTTGTAGATGACACTAATTTTGAAGTAAAGCATTTTAAACAAATGTCTTTAATAGCAGAAATCAATGATGCAGAAGTTAATGTTAAGTTTATAAATACACCTCTTAATGAATGCATAAGGAGAGATAAAAAGAGGGAAGCTCCTGTTGGGGAAGATGTGATTCGTCATATGCACGATCGATATCTTAATCCACAGAAGTCACAATAGAATAACGATTGCTCATTGTTTGAGGTGTGTTGGAATGTCTAGGGCGGCAACCCTACCAGCCCCTCTCCATCAGTGAGTAATTATGGAAAACAATTTACAAGTAAAGTCTTGGAGTGGCGGAATAGGTAGACGCTAAGATAGGTAAGATATTATGAATGCTATTACATATCCGACAATCACGACCTTCCAATTGATAAATAGATATTTTGGAAGGGGTATAAATCCATTGGAATAATTAATATCATGTAAGATGACTATACGAGTACGACCAAGACCTGTGTCAATGCCCTTAGGCAGGCGACAGGGTAATCCATTAAGTTGGACCGACCTAAGGCTACGTCTCGGCAAATTCTTACCTCCAAGATTTTGCTTGTAAACAATTGTCTACTGATGGTGGAGAGGTACAGCCTAAAATGTAAAAGGTGGTGAGAATAGAACATCTTCGTGTTGCAACACGAAGATTAGTATTGAGGAACCACTACCATAAAAAATAGAAATGCTGGCAATGGTTTTTAACTCCACACCATTAGTAGATAATATGAAAAACAATTTCAGTACAAAGACTAGAGAATTATTTGACTTTGGTGGCTACTGTTTAGATTGGGAAGACGGACGAAATGATGCAGATGCTCTTCATCATATTCTGAAGAGAATATCAAACAGCCCATTCAACGTAGCACCATTAAATAACTTTAGAAATCACATGCCAGAAGGACGTCGTAATTTACCGTCAATACATTCATTTGATGTGAGAAGAAAGTATTTATTAAAGACAAAGAAATATCTAGAATCAATATGGTACATTAAAACTAAAGAAGACGTAGAATTTTTACAAACTAATAAAAAGTATTATGATAAGAGCAGACAAGCCTTTCAATTTTGAGCACTATGATTTCGACACAGTTGTTGAAACATCAGACCCAAAATTAGCTTTAGTAGTTGCAGAGTATCTTGCAGAGAAACTTAAGATAAGTTTAGCTGAAGATAAAGTTTATTGCATCAACGCAAGCAAGAAAAGGATTAAAAGAATTAAAGAAGAAATTAAAAAACAGGTAAAACTATCAAATGATTAGTCAACTTTTAAAAGGAGATTGTTTAGAACTAATGAAAGATATCGAAGACGAATCAATCGATTTAATATTTTGTGACCCTCCATACGGAATTAGTATGAAAGCTAGTAGAAAAGGGTCTAAGTTTTCTGGAGTTGAGATAAAAAACGACAAAGAATTAGATTGGGTTCCGTCATTTTATAAACAAATATATAGGATATCTAAAAATGTTTCACTTGTTTTTTGTGGATGGTCTACAATAGATGTTTTTATGAGAGAGGCTAGAAACGCTGGTTTCATTCATAAAAACACTATTGTTTGGAATAAGATGCATTTTGGAATGGGATGGAACTTCAGACCACAATACGAGTTGATATTAGTTCTAACAAAAGGAGCTTTCAAAACTAAGAATCATAACGTAGCTAATTTAATTAGTGTTAAGAGAATGCACCATACAAAGATGTCTCATATCGCTGAAAAGCCATTAGAGCTTTTAGAATTATTAATAAGAGAGACAACTGAGGAAGGTGATATAGTGCTAGACCCATTCTGTGGTAGTTCAAGCACTCTGGTCGCAGCCAAAAGATTAGGAAGAAAATATATAGGGATGGAATTAGATGAAGAATATTTTAAGGCTGGGATTAAAAGATTAGAAAAAGTCGAAGAAGTTGATTTAAAAAATAACAGTGCAGAGGTCGAATCTAAAAGAGATTGATACTCGACTAAAAAAATATGCCACCAGTAGGAAAGAATCCTAATATGGCTAGACCAGGGAAAAAGAACGGACGTTGGAAGGGTGGGAAATCATCTGACTATAGAAGGAAGATAACTAAAGCAAAACCTGGGGAGCTTATACATCACAAGAACGGAAAAAAGGGCGATAACAAAAAGAGTAACTTTGTCAAACTAAAACCTGGCAAAGGGATTAGTGCAATTGGGAAACACAATAAAGAGCACGACAGGCGAAACGGGGGAAAACTAAGTAAGGCAAAAGGAAGCACTAAGAAATAATGAAATATAAAACAAAGGGATGCATAAACATTTTGGGAAAGGCATTCAAAGACTGTTTAGTTAAAACTACAGACAGGGAAGTTATAGACGAAAGATTAGACTATATTAAGAATAATCCTGCTTTCTTCCTCTGGTGTAGTGTAACAGAGCAAGACCCAGAAAGATTAGCTATGTTTACTAGAATTAGAAATCATAGCTTCTTAAAGAGTGCATGTTTGAATAAGTAAAGATTGCGTACAATGTTTAGAAAAATGATAATAGCACCACTTTATGTAATGCTACCACGTAAGACAAAGGCTGATCGTAAAGTGATTTTGAATTTGAATAACTATAGAAATTGGAATTATTTTATAAGTAACGAAGTCAAGAAGAAGTACAAGGAGGATATTAAAGACCAACTCAGAGGTCTTAAGTTTGATATGCCTCTTAGGCTAGAGTTTAAACTATTCAAAGGTTCTAAGAGGCTATCAGATAGAGCTAACGTTCTATCTATACATGAGAAGTTTTTTTGCGATGCACTCACAGAGTGTGGCTGCATTAAAGATGATGACGACACACACATTCTTTCTACATACTATTGTAGTGGAGAAATTGATAAGACGGATCCAAGAGTGGAGATTACAATTTCCACTTAAGACACAAAGATGTATCTTTAAAAACTAAAACAAAAAAAACATATGGCTGCAAAGACAACAGAAACAAATGAGGGTAGACAAAAATGCGAAGTGTATAGTCGTGTGACAGGATTCATGCGACCAGTATCTAACTGGAATGACGCTAAACAAGAAGAATGGAAGAATAGAAAATTGTTTAATGTCACTTAAGCAAGTGAGCGAAGTTCATATAACGGTTATTATGTCGGTCTCCAAAACCGAACATTGTGGTTCGATTCCATAACTTCGTGCTAACAACAATTCAGAGCTCATAATAAGGCGATATAAGCCCCGTAGCGAACAAAATCGTAAAAGTGGTACATAAGTACCCTTGAGAGGTCTCAAAACAGACAAATTAAGTAAGAAATGGCTAACATTAGCTAAATATCTTTATAAACACTTTCGCTAATATTAGCCAAATAAAAAAAGCATGGATATTAAAAAGACTATATTGGACTGGTTAGAAGATTATGAGAATGTTTCTATCCTAACAGAAGAAAAAGGGAAGATAACTAAGAAGGAATTTAATAAATTACTTAAGGATAGATTCATAATAACCTCTAAGTATTCAATAAAATAGTATGGCATATACAATGGGCTATAGGACGACAACTTCAGGATCTACTAGATTGATAGACCAAATTTATACATTCACAGAGCCATCTGTTGTTTTCAACGATGGATTAATGGCTGGATGGTGTAATAATGTCAATTATGAAGATATGGGATATGCATGCCCTAATGAGAAGCAATCTGTTAAAAGCTACAATGAACAATGCTTCGAGTTTGAAAAGAATAGAGGGAAGACCAAATCTGAAGAGTGGGGAGAAAGCTTTAGGGCATGGATAAGAAGGAGGGGTATGTTAGATGGAGAAAATTAAAAATATGAATAGTAAAGAAATATTATATTCTAAAGGGAATAACGATGAGAACTATACACCAGCATATGCTGTTAGACCGTTATTAAAATACATAAATTCTGATAGTGTTATTTGGTGTCCGTTTGATAAAGAGGATAGTGAGTTTGTTAAAGTTCTTGTAGATGCTGGACATAAGGTCGTTTTTTCTCACATAGATAGTGGAAAGGATTATTATATATATGAACCAGAATCATGGGATATAATAATTAGTAATCCTCCTTTTACCAGAAAAAGACAAATATTTGAAAGAGCTTTATCTTTTAACAAACCTTTTGCTCTCCTGATGACTAATACATGGTTAAATGATTCAGCACCTAAAAAGCTTTTTAAGGATAAGGACTTACAGTTACTTATGTTTGATAAAAGGATAGATTTCGATGGACAGAAGAAGATAACATTCAGTAGCAGTTATTACTGCTATAATTTTTTACCTAAGCAAATAATAATGGACGAAATAATGTTATGAATATAGGAGTCTAGATATATGGAGAAAATTAAAATATCTAAGATAATGCTTTCTAAGCTTAAGCCAAAGATGTTTGATAAGAAATGGATAACAGCAATTAAATTGATGCGAGAGCTTGAACTAAAGAGTGTTAAATTTAGAGAGGCAAAAGAAAAAAGGTTCATCTATTTAGTAGATGAACTCTATAAGGACTAAAAAAGGGAACTACATTAAATTGTAGTTCCCTTTTTTTTATCTAAGTCTTCTTTTTTCTTGTTCGATATAATAATTTATACCTCTAGCATTTGATCTGTATAGCTTTTCTGCCTCTACATAATCCTTCTTATTCAGTGCTTCTATTATCCCATATATATCGTTAGAGTATTCATTCGGAATTGTATTATCACTCTCTGCATTTATCTTCCTTAAACTTGTCATCATTTCACTAACCTTATTATATATCTTATTAGTATCTGCTAGTTCTCTTACCTTATTCCTATCCTTAGCTTTACGAGCTTTAGAATAATCATTATTCATTCTGTTTCTATCTTCGTAAAACTGTTCATAACCAACTCCATGAAAATCATATGCTTTACTTTTGAATACTCGTCGTATCTCATCAAACTGATTCTTTAATACATCTGGTAAACCATCATTGATATTCTTATATAAATTCTCAATACCACGTCCATGTACAGTCTTCAAGAAGTGTTCTATCTGTAATGGTGATATTCCTTTAGCCTTCATAACTTCAGTCTGACCCAACATTATTGCAATATCATTTGTATATGGGAAGTATCTATCTTCGCTATTCCATGTAGCCATATAGAATGGTTCTAAGTCTTTGACTTCTGGGAATGTTTTCTTCCCTAGCCCAGACTCGATGATTGCCTTCATCGGAGGTGCAAGCCAACTTGTTGCTAGTTTAAGTGGTTCAGTTATATCAAATTGAGCAGAAATAAATGGGTCTTTTATTGCATCTATATAATCTTTATAGTCGAATTCTTTTCCTAGATATTGTTCTGCTAACGACATATTAATAAGAGTTCCTATGATGTTATAGTTTGCTGGTGTCCTCATTTTAAGAATCCCTTCCTTCGTAAATGAGTCTATCGTTATTATGTTGTTGCCTAATTCATATGTATTAAAGTTCTTGTAATTATTTATCAGGGTTTGTATTCTCTCTATCTCATCTTCATCTCCAGAGTCTTTAGCTTTTTTAAATGAGTATATTAACTTCATTAATCCACCTACACTCAAAGATGCTAACACCATGTATGTCCTTACTGCTCTAACTCTAGTTTTTGGATCTCTTATTCCTCTAATTGCAGATGCTGTAACCTGTAAAGGAGAGTTCCCATAAGGGACAGATTGTAATAAGCTTCTCATAAATGGATTACCTAGACTTCCAGTATGTGAGAATGATGCTGTTATTCTTGCAGATTCTTCCATCGCAACTGGTTGACTTTTTCCAGCTAATCTAGCTCTGTGATATTCTGGGTATCTATTTAATGCTTCACTATACTCAGAAGGTACCGAAAAGATATCTTTTAATGAAACAAACGCTTCCTTAACCTTTCCTCTAGCTAGTTGTTTTATTCCTATCTTTCTCATTAGCTCTGTAGAAGATTTATCGTACATTGCTATTTGCGCTGACTCTAATCCACCGAATACCCTCCATTCTTTCCAAGTCTGTGCTTCAAATGAATTCTTATTTGTTTTAGCTTTCGCTATATATCTAACACCATCAATAATTGGTTTAACTGTATTCTGTGACTGAGCGTATGCAGATGGACTATCTATCAATATGTTCGTAAGCATGAATGCTGGATATAAAACACCAGTAGTACTCTTAACGAATAGTCTAGAAAACCATTTAACCATTCTCGCCATATTCCCTTGGCTTCTTAATTCTAAATCTGTTTGAAATACTTGAGCTAATTCTGGCGACAATCCTAAAGTTACAACCTTATCATTATGCTTAAAGGATATAACATTCCCTTTGTTCTTTGGATAAACAATCTTGTTTCCCATAGGAACTGGTTGTGTTTCTACTTCCTTAATCACATCACCACGACTTCTCATTTTATATATATTTTCAAATGTTTTCTGTAGCATTGCTTTTTCAAAGACATGCATACTAGCTTTTATAGAACTTATGAATGGGTCTTCGATAGCTTTTTTTGAACCTTTCCTTTTGATTATGTTCTGTATTACTGTTGATGGCATACTTTTACCACTTTTCATAACTGGTGTTTTTTCAATCTCATCTAGCATTGTTCTGAAGAAGGGTATGTATCCTTTTGTTTTAAGCATCCTTGCTCCTGCTTCTGCATCAACTATCTTTACATCTATTAGAAGTTTTAATAGTTCTTCATTTATACTATCAACTTTTTGATCGTATTCCTTAAACTCATCTTTGAACTGATTAACAACATTATTAACAACATTCATATCCCATTCTTCTGTTTCTTGTATCTTCTTTAATGTTTCTATTCTATCAATATCTTCTTCAGTTGGAGTCAGACTAGCTTGTAGTTCTTCTAGCTCTTTATTTTCATAGAATTTTCTTCTAGCTTTTAAGTAGTTTCCATATATAGTATACAAACCTTTGTCAATCAAGTCCTTGCCAATGCTTTTCATATTATAATCGAACTTCTTAACCATCTCTCCATCTTTGTTAAGCAAATACCAGTCCTTATTCTGTGATATGTTATACATAGCAACATTACTTGCATTTCTTCTATGCCTAAACCATACTGATGGATCTTCATTTGTCATATCCTTACCAAAGACTCTTGCTAGTTTCTCAAATGGGTGAATATAATCAGCGAAGAATGTTGTTGCATCATCCGCTTTTGTGAAAGTTTTATTTGCAGGTATTATTTGTTTATCTGCTGCAGACATTGCTCCTACTTTGTCAATATCAGCTAGTGCTTGGTATCTTCCTATAATGCTATCTACATCTGCAACAAGTTCTGCTACTTTCTTATCATAATATTTACCAGTAGATTTTAATATAGCTCCTACTAATAGTGGAAATTCTTCTGTAACTATTTCAGGATTTAAAGCATAGTTCTCTATCAGAGTTGCGAGTCCTTCTCTTGTCTTTAGAGAATTAGATGCTTTTTTATTGGCTCCTGGATAATATGCTAAATATATTTCTTCTAAATCATTTAATATAGAGTCATCTCCTAACCTTCTCATTTTATCTGTTATTCCTAGGTGGCTGTCAAGTCTATGTGTAAGTTCATGCGAAACTGTTGGTATATCTGTTAGTGATCTAACAAGTATATTACCAGTATTTTTATAATGGACTCCTGCTGCTCTTCTAGGTGTTCCAGATTCAGATACAAGTTTACCGTATTTTCTTATAAGTCTTTGTCCTTCTGTAACTAACTTAAACTCTACTTCTGTTTTAGCTCCACTTCGATTTCTAAGTTTTTCTAACCAAGTCAGTTTCTTAGGCTCTACTTTTTTTACACCTCTTTTAGCGGCTGTGTCTATTGTTTTAGATGTCTTTGAGTATAGTCTTCCTCCAGATTTTCTGAAGTTGTCTTCTATGAAGTCGTTTATAGCTATTGACTTATCTGTGGTTGTTTTTCCAGCTGCAAAGTCCTCTGCTGCTTTTGCTTCAAGCATCATGAAGTCGTTTTCAGTCTTGCCATCTTTCTTCATCTTTGTCAGTTTCTTAAACAAATCCACATCAGTCACAAACCGTTTACTCTCTTTAGGTATTGATATTGTAGCTGTTTTTGGCTCTGTTCTAGCAACTGTTTTAGTTCCCTTCCTTCCTGCAATCAATCTTTGTATTGCTGAGCTCTTTTTACTAACATCTCTTGCTGAAGATTCTTTGGCTATCTGACTATATGATTTAGGCTCTCTAATTACTATCGGAGCTGTCTTTCTAACTGGTATTTTTGTTGTTTTATTGTCTATTTGTGCTGTATTTCTAACTGGTGTCTTTATTATTGTTCCAGGCTTTACTGTTAATATTCTTGTTGTTGGTTTTGCTATCTCTGTTTTAGCTCTATCATTCCAAACAACAATATCTGTATTAGGTTGTCTAAGAGGTATAACTGTTTCTGGTGCTGGAAGTTCTATCGTTGGAGATACTATCTTTGGTGCAGATACTGGACCTGTTGTAATATCTTGATTGTCCTGTGCTGTGTTTAGCTTAGCTTTAATCTTTTCTATTGTTTTGTTTATTGTTGCTAGTGATTTCTTTGTAGCAACTACATCTCTGCCTTCAGCAATTAGCTTTGTTTTTTTAGCCTTTGCTTTCTCTAGCTTTTGTACGATCGTATTCATTGCTTCCTGCTGTGCTGAATTTACCATTTGGAATGCAGCGAGTGGAGTGTTTTGTGATGGGATAACTGGTTTCTGACTGACTCCTTCTTGTAATATCTGTCTACTTGCTCCTCCTTGTAATCCTCCTGGAGTTGTTCTTACTGGCGTTCCTGTTGGTTTGACGGGTTCCTTGTGTGGTATTGCAAATTGTTTATTCTTCGTTAAAGATGCATAAGCATCATTGATTGTTTTAAATAAAGCTTCATCTCCGCCAACTTTATCTGGATGATATTTGTGAGCTAGTTTCCTGTAGGCTAGTTTAATCTCAACATTAGTTGCTCCTTTTTCTAAACCTAATACTCTTAACGCAGAGTCTTTCTCTGGGTTTAACAAACCTTGGAGTGTTAATGCTCTTTGTTCTTTAGGTATCTTAAAACTTCCCTTTGACAATCCGCTTATATTAAATAAGTAAAAAGGGTTACCAAATATAGATTCTACTCCTAGTCCAGTTAATTTAGCAATCTGTTTAACTCTATTCCCTAAACTTGTGTCATCATAAAAGCTCTGTGCAGCTTCTTGCGCAGGTTGTTCTACTAATGCTCTCATTCCTTTACCTGGTTCATCTGGAGTGAATAAGTCTTCTAATGGATGTCCTATTTCATTAGCACGTCCTGCCCAAATATCAGCTGCAGTCTTCCATACCTTTTTAAAATCTCTAAGTTCTGATGATGGATTCAATCTATTCTTCTCTAAATCTCCTGCTGTATTTAATTCTGTATATGCTTCTATAGGAGATGATAATGCAGAAATAGCCTGTGCTCCACCTTTATCGATAAATTCTCCTAGTTTACTAACAGTATTTTTAAGTACGTTCCAGCCTAATCCTGTTACTGGTTTATCTAATCCAATCTGTTTTGCTGCTCCTGGCAGTTCACGTAAGAAATCAACAGTTCTAGCCTTCTCTTGTGGTGCGACATAAGAACCTACTCTATCTAATAGAGGTTGTTTCTGTGGAACAGTTATATCTTGTTGCTGTCCATTAGCCTGACTTGTATCTCTAGCTAATGATTCATAGTCAACACTTGTCCTAGAATAAGGATTCTTAACTTGTATTTTTTGTGGACCAGCAGCTTTCTTTTGTCTGTATAGTTCTAGTAACTTGTCTGCTTTTCCTTTATCAAAAGTAGCCATTTTTTTATATTGGGTTAATTATATCTTCTAGTAAGTCTAAGACCTTGATAGGGTCACCATTCGAGTCCTTACCTTTAGTAGTTGGCATTCCCATTTCTTTCATGAACTCCTCTATTTCTGCATCTGTAGCATCTAGTTCATACTTAAGTCTAAGAATGTATTCTAATGCAGTTTTATCTTTGATACTTGTGCTTAATATTTCATTAGCCTTCAGTCCACCAATCATTTCAGCAATTAAGTCTGTTCCAGCTTCTAGTGCTTTAGCATCTAGTTCTTCATCAGTATACTTGCCCCATAGTTCAGTTGAGCTTATTCCAGTCTTTAATGCTAGAGCTCTTGTTGCGGCTTCTGTCCATGTATCGTGTTGAAGTGTGGTTGAATCTAGTGTTGTTCCTACTGTCCATCCTTCAGCTTTTCTCTGTGCTTCAAATAGTTTGTTCCATTCATCATCTGTAAACTTGCTTAAATCTTTAGATACTGCTGGAGCACCTAATGTTACAAGCTTTTGATAGTCATATGCCCTAGGGTCTCCGCTATAATCGCTAGACCATTTCAACATTGCCTCATCTGAAGTTAATCCAGAGTAAATACCAGTTGGAGATGTTAATAATGCTTTGTATGCACTTCTAGCAGATTTTTCATCAGGAAATACTGCGAATGCTGAATTTGGATCTTTAATAGCCCCATACTCCTTTTGCCAATCTGAGTATTTTAGATTTCCAGAGTTGTTGTTTCTCCATGATAATGTTCCTCCAGTTTTGTTACCAACCCTATTACCGTCATCACTTATATATGAACCCTCTATATCTGAAATTGTTGGATTACTTCCAAGACTTTTCTTTTTGAGTAATTGGTCTAATCTTCTGCCTTCACTTATTTCGTCATTATTGACAGCATCTGCTTCACCTTTTCTTGTCGTTTCTAGCTCTGCTAAGACATCGTCAAGTCTTCCTCCACGATATTTTTCCTCTTCTGTTAATCCTTGCAAATGTGCTCCAGCTGTTGCATATCTCTTCTCTCTTAAAGATTGTTGCTGTGCTGGTGTTGCTAGTTGAAGACTTTCATTTGTGAATGTCATTGGGTCTCTTTGTTGAGTTCTCCAATAATCTCTTGAGCTTTGAATGTCTTTATTCATTCCTTGTTTCTTCTGGATAGCTTGTTTTACTAAATCTAAAAACTTCTGATTAGACTTATAAGCTCCCAGTTTAGATGTTGTGTTTGTAGTAGGTGTTGTTGGTCTTGCGTTTGTTGGTCTAGCTTCTGAGAAGCCAGCCCCTTGACCAAACTCTGTAGGACCAATATATCTATCTGTTCCTACTTCCTTCATGACATCTTGCCCAGTTCGTGGGTCTTTTGTTCTATAAAAATTTGTTGCCATATTAGTATTTATAAGTATTAAGTCTATCTTGTTTTCTTTTTTGAACTTCTAGTTCTCTTTCCCTAGCTATGTCTGATTGTTCAGGGCTGACATAACCTCTCTGTGAAGCATCTTTCTTTGGGTCATATAAAGACCTTGTACTAGAAGTATTATAGTCTAAACCACTGCTATATGGGTCTGGCAATGTACCTGGTTCTAGATATCCTGCTTGTCCAGTTAAAGCTGCACTTCCATATCTTCTTTCTGCAGTTGTTCCTAAATCTCTTGCTTGTTGTTGGAATCCTGCTAGATTATCTTCTATAGAATATCTCCTGTTTTGTGGTACTGAGCCTTCAACTCCTTTGTCTGCTAAAGCTCCTTCTTTTCCTAATGTCCCTCTAGATTGTCCAGAAAATGTTAGTCCCTTAGCTCTTAGTCCCTGTTTAGTCGCTGCTAGTGTTTCTTTATAACTCTTCTGTTCATTCTGTGTATATCTAGCTGCTGAATTATTTATATCTTCATATCCAGTCTTCAAGTCCTCCATATCTCTAGACTTTAAATCTGTATAATATGGTTCTAGGTCTGTTCTAGCTTTTGATTCTGCATCTATTGCTATCTTAGTCATCTCTGCCTCTGTATAAACACGTTTACCAGAAGTATAATCGTCTGTATTCATAATGCCATCTAATGCATTGAATTGTGCTTGGTCTATCTCTCCAGTATCTAATAGGTCTTGTAGCCAACCTGAGCTCTCATCATATGAACCTTGTTCAGATGGTGTTCTTTTACGACCAGAAGTTGAGTCGTAATCGTTTCTATTCTTTAATGCTTCTTCTAATTCTGCTTTACTTTTGTTTCCCCAATATGAAGTAAATCCTGGGTCGTTAGCAAAGTCTGCTGCTGTATATCCTAAGTTTTGTGCAACCTTTAGAGGATCTATATTAGATGTTGCATCAGTTGTCCCGCCAGTAGAATCTGTTCTAGCTGTGGTTGCATCTGTTTTTATTTTATCTGATATTGCTGATAATCTAGATTCTACTTCTGTAGGAGCTTTTGTCATAAGATTATAAACATTGTTCCAATCCTCTGTTGATGTTGGATTCCTTCCTAAGTATTTATGGAATGTTGCAACAACATCTTTCCTTGCTGTTTTTATATCTTTATCTGCTGGTTGATTTGCTGTAGAAGTAGTTTGAGAATCTGTTGTCGTTGAAGTTGGTCTAGGAGTTCCTACTCCAACTGGTGTATCTTTTCCTGTAACTTGGTCATACCAACCAGTTCCAGTAGATCCTCCTTGTGCATCTACTCTAGCTTGTTCAGATCCTTCAGGTGCTAACGCTGGGTTTTTGTACTCTCTCTTAGGAGTTGTTATTCCTTGATTAGTCCATCCTTCTCCACTAATCATTCTATCAAATTCAGTCTTTAAATTAGGTCTAGTCAAATCATAATAAATAATTTTCCCATCCTTAGTCATAGCGGTCATTCCAGCTCTAGCTTCTGTTTTTCCTTCATTTATTCTCCTGTTTGCCTCTTGTAATAAAACTGGAGTAAAAGTCATTCTAAAAGTATCCCTTCCTGCGTCTGCTATAACTCCTTTACTTTTTATTTGGTTTTCATAGTCACTCAAAGCAGACTCAATGCCACCACTTATTTGAGTGCCTGAATAAGCCCAATTAGAAAGTCCCGTTATATTGGCTTGATTTGCGGCATCAATAGCACGAGCAAGTTCGCTTGTAGATAAAGAGGTTAAATCATCTGTTCCTACTGTTTTTATTAGAAAGTCAGAGGCTGCTTGATTATGCCCTTGTGTAAACTGTTGTCCTAAATTTATTGCCATATTATTTTATGTTATTTAGTTTATCTCTAAAATATATATATAGAACAGGGTTATAAACGCTAAAATTGTTAGGGTTATATATATATTCTACAAAGTAATTAGCTACTCTTTCGTTTAATCTATTTTCTTCTGTATCATAGTGCGGTTCACAGTTTCCATCTTTCGTTAAACTTGGGTAATTCTCTAGTTTTTTTTCTGTGCAGTAATTTGCTAGCGGAGGATAATCTTTTATTATTGTCCTCGAGTAATCATCTTCATAAAATATCGCGTGTCCTAACTCGTGGTAGAATATTCTATTAATATTATCCTTCTCATACTTTAGGTAGATAGTATTTGTTCTAGTGTTATAACAACCGTTAACAAGTTCGTTACCACAGTCAACAGCTGGTGTCTCTGTGAATATTACTGATATTCCTAATGTCATTATTATTTCTAAAATCATATTTTTAAGCTATTAATCCAAGTTCTTGCAGTCTATCTATTATATCATTACATCTTAAAATTACGCTAGCAGCATCAGTAGCGTCAGCAACTGTTGCTGGTTGGTCTACTGGTGTAGCATTATAAAATCCTAACTTTTGGGATGTTGCTGTCCCTATTTTTAAACCTGTTGTCGTTCCAGTAGCGATATTCCCACCATCTAAAATATTCAAAGTTCCTACATTAAAAGTGATTTGTTGAGACAAGGCAGTGGCGTGGAACCCTCCATAAATAAGAGATTTTATTCTTCCATCGGCTTCGCTGGCTCTTGCTGCATTGTCTATGAAAAGTTTGTTAGAACCTGTTTCATAAAATCCAGCATAGTTTCCTATAAAAGTATTGCCATATCCAGAAGAGTTATACCAACCAGCTACCTGCCCAATAAAAGTATTCTCGTCTCCAGTAGTATTAGCTCCGACACCATATCCTATAAAAGTATTCCTCTCTCCTGTAGTGTTGTATTCACCAGAGAACGCACCTATAAATGTATTACGAGACCCAGAATCAGTAAAACGACCAGTTTGTTTTCCTAAAAAGGTATTACCAAACCCAGTTGTAAGGTTAGTTCCGCTATGTTGTCCTATAAGGATGTTTGTAGTTGCTAAAGATGCGACTACAATATTATTAATAATAATTTTTCCATAAGTATTATTTTCTTTGTTATTTGCACTTTCTCCTGTCAAGTCAGCATCTGCGACATTGTCTGTATAAGTAGTAGCTGTATTATTAGCTATTTCATCAAGCAAATAATAAACATCACCAGGCGATGCTGCTTTTGTCCTATAAATTTCCCTTGAAATTACTGAGCCTGATATGCTTACTGGAATATCGGTTAAGTCAACTTGTTTATGAGTTGCGTCTGTGGTTACTACATTACTTACTGCCCCTAATGATGTTTCGCCTGTTTCATTTACATACACTATTTTATAACTATGTGTTCCTGCGTCTATATTCCCGACAGCAGTAGCTACAAGAGTTGCGGTGCAAGCTGTTGGAGCTACCACAGAAGTAAATTTTAAATCTCCGCCTTCTTTTAATAGAATATCAGAACCATAATCAATAGTGATAGCGTTCTCTCCTGAACATAGCATAGACATAGTACTACCTGTCCAATTTAAATAATCAGAAGAATTTCCTATATAAAATTTAGCAGTATTACTATCACCATAATCTCTACCTAATATAAAGCCAGTATCAGTATTTGTAAAATCAGTTTTTCCAGAACCTATATAGCAATCTGTAGCATCCGCCGCCAAAGCAATCGCTTTAGAAGTAATTGTCCCAGCTGTCAAATAATCTGCACTAACTTCTCCGCCAGTCAACGTAACGTCTCCCTTAACTCTTAACCCATTAGTTGTATCATATTTTAAATACTTATCAGTTTCTCCAATCGCTATCCCATATTTATCCGTAGAATACCCTAAGTAACCGTTTAGATTTCCTAGTCTTAAACGAGTGTTTATAGTATCCCAAGGCTCTCCTGCGTGGTCAAATATTGAAAGATATGGAGCATTACTTTCCGAAGCTGTCATATATACACCACCATCTCCTGACTGTCCATAGTTTACTACTGCTGCACCTTTAGTCCATGCAGGATTATTATCTGCAGTATAATCTCCAGCCTTATCTCTAGTAACTGTATAAGGATTTGAAGATTGGTCTGTGTAAACATAGAAAATTCTATCCCACTCACTAGAAGTCCATACGTCAGCAGTTTTAAAATAAGCTGCATTACCAGGTGCTAATACATTAGGGAGAGAAGCTCCCTGATTAACTCTATTGCTAGTATCACCTCCTGGATATTCAAGTATCACGAAATAATTAGTTCCGTCTACTAAAGTTATTTTTTCCGCTCCTGTAAAAGTAAAAGTTACTAATTCTGCTGTTGATGTAAGCGTTGAAACATCAAAGGTTCCAGATGTTGCTAAGGCAGCACCAGTTGGTATTCCATCGGTTCCAAAAGTTCCAGTATGAGCATAAATTGTAGCTGTGGCATTTCCAGTAGGACTTCCTGTCACTTTTTGTAAATAAAACTTACAACTACTTAAAACGTTACCGTCTCCTGTAAAAGATTGTCCACTCATTTGGAAACCTCCGCCAGTGAATAAAGCAGTCCATGCGTTCCAATAAGCTTCACTATAACTATCACAAATAGCTTCTCCAGATGTTAAAACCTCTAACCATTCATCATCTATGCCATCTTTAATTCTTAGAATATCTCCTTCTAAAAAAGTAGTATTTTCTTCTATTGATAAAGTACTAGCGTCTAATGCAGTCATATCAGTATCCAAAACATCAGCATCTAATATCGCTACATTACCACCTACCGCACTTATAACATCTTTTTGGAATACAGCTGTTCTAATAATCCCTCTAGAAGCTATATTACCTACTTCTAATAAATCACTATCTAAATAAAAACCTGAACCTGCATAACCACTGATATAGTTTGAACTACTTATATTTTTGTTATCTCCATCTATCACAAGTTCAGCAGAAGTACCTACCGTTATTTTTTTATTAGCACTATCTAAAACTACTTCATTCGAAGCAGAAGAAATTGTAGTCGAATCTATTGTCCATCCAGCGATTATAGCTGAAGTTGCAACTAGTGAACCAGCCTCAGTCACTCTAAAAGGAGCAGATGCAGGTGTAACATTTCCTGCCCAGAATCTAATATCATCTCCTCCTGTTACTTCTGAAGATAATCCAACTGTACCTGCCGTATCAGTTATAGATGTCGCATTAATTGTCCACCCGCCAATAAAGCCAGTCGCTGCTGATAATGTTCCTGTAAATGTTCCACTTGCTCCTGTTATATCTCCTCTAAAGTTGCCATCTCCGAACTCAACATTTCCATTACCTTGTATTTGCCAACCAGAAACACCAGTGACAAAATCTTCAGACTGCATATCTTGATTTGTCAAAAGTTTATTCATTGTTGTTTGCTGAAATCCAATAGCGCCAGAAGTAATCACAGAGTCAACATTAGCATTAGTTATAGCATCTGTTATTTCTGCTTTTGTCAATAATGTATTGTATCCAAGTTCTGAATATCCCATATTTAATCTGATTCTTTTATCTCTGTTGAGATTGAGAATCCTTCGAATTCCCATGATTTATTATCACTCTTCTCCCTAAACTTAAATCTATATCTATTACCACTCGATGCTATATCTGCTTTCCCTATATGTTGGTCTAACTGTGGTATATTCTCATCATCGAATGAGTTATTTTTATTTATATCTATTGAACATTTAAGTCCTTCTGCGTATTTTGTAAATGTTGTTATTTGGTTTGTGTACTTAACGTCTTCTGGTACTCCATGGTCATAAGCTTGTGTTATAAAGAATGAATCTATTTCATTACCATTATCTGCATAGATACCATCTATTTTATGACCGAACTTGTACACATACCCGTCATCATCTGAGAAGTATGCCCTACGTTTAGATGCTATTATAAAGTTTGTTGCTGCTTTTACTTCATTAAAAGTACATCTAATATAACAAGTTTCTTTTCTTGTATCCCAGCAGAACCAAGCGTTATTATATAATATTCCCTCAACAGTGACATCTCCTATAAATGCTCTATATTCAAAACCATCATACTGTGTAGCAACAACTTCTCCTAGCTTAGTCTGGTCTATTGCATCGATATAACTCTGAGCCTTAGCAGATATTAATTCTGGTTCGTAACCTTTCCATCTCCAAAATCCATATCTATTAAACCAATATGGGATGTTGTTTACTTTGACTATAGATCTATAACTATCACAACCTACATCTGCTATTTTCTTTCTTTCTGATTCATCATATTTCCACATTGATCTTTCTTTGAAAACTATCAATCTATCTAAAGCTTCTGTTGCTCCAGTAATTACTTCTCCGTCATCATAACCAAAGTTAATAAAGTTTGTTAGTATCCCTGTCCAACCTATCGCTCCTGCTGTTGGTTCGTCTGAATAGTAAGCTCTTGTTGGATATACTGTACTACTAACCTTGGCATATAATACATATAATAAGTCTCTATATCTAACAATATATTTACCTTGTGGCATATCTGTTATATCTGTATCTGCTGTACTGAATACAGCTCCTTCGACAGTAGCATTAGGTAAAAATGTAGTTCCTTGTCTATGTCCTACTATAAATGCCTTGCCTAAATAGTTTTCCATATCTGGTTTGCTATCTTCATAAGTATCCCAAGATGTAGATATACTTCCTATTGTAGTCCACGATGTGACTGGTGTTGCTGAATCTGGTGTTATATATTTCAATGTTAAGTCTGAGCCTTCATTGCTTGTTGCAAGTAAATAGTCTCTACTTGTAGCTACATCAAAATACCAATGTAAGAAATTAGGACTTTCGTTGTCGATAACTTGTGATGATGATGCTAAGTCATATCCTGGAACCTTTTCAAGTTTACCAAGTTTGTATGTCCAGACATTCTTCAATGCAATAAGTTCATTCTTATTCATCAAGAAGTCTGATGTATTCGAGTTGAGTAATCCGTCAAAGTCTGTATATCGAATTGTTTGTCTTGTTGTTGCCATATTTTTTATATAAACATATCATTATTATAAACGCTAGTTTGTTCTATGTATTCTGCCGTAGAATCCTGCGCAGGTCCGCCATATTCTTCAACTTGTTCTTCAAGTAATCTTACATACATTTGATACAGTTTATCTCCTCTTTTATCGTTTCCTCTAATATATGCGAATTGAGCACCACAGTAATATATTAATACTGGTACTAATGGTATGTCTATTTCTGTTGACATATTGCTTAGTACATCTGGTGTTTTATAGTATTCATATTCTATATCATAAGCAGCATTCGGTGTAGGATATAAATAATATGTTTCATTCCTTTCTACGAAGTATCTTGGTTCTCCAGTCGCTGTAGTTCCCTCTGTATAGCTATTATAATCATTCTTAGTAATCCAATCTAATTGATAACCATTTATTTTGATTCTAACTAACTGTGTTAAGTCTGTAGGTTTTGCTATTGTTGCTGTTCCAGATACTGTAGATGTTCCAGTTGAAATAGTATCCCAAAACTCCCATCTCTTTTTTCTTGCAGAGATTTCGTCTAATCCGTCTTGTAATACTGTTACAGCTATGTCCCAAGTCAATTTAGATGTTGGGTTTTCATCTACTTGTGTTAGGGCTTTTATTGCAGCAGATTTTATAACTCTTTCTGTAGACCTTCTAGTAAAACTAGAGCTACCAATTATTTCAGAATATGCTGAAAGATTAAGGCTAACTGAATGATAATAAGCCGTTGAAAAGAATGTATAAACTGCTGGTGTTGTTGTATATGTATATTCTGTGTACTGAGCTGTTGGGTCTATGTCCTTCGCTTCAAGTTCGTTATAAGTCGTTGCATCTGCAGAATCTAGTCCAAAGAACTTAATTTGGTTGAACTCTATTAGTGTAACTGGGTCAGAAGCTCCATGAGAGCTTGTCAAAGCTGCGACAGTTAAGACTTTACCAGTTGTTGCTGATGAATCTATTAATTTGATTTCTGCTTTTTCGTCTCCATAGTCACCAATTAAAACATAGAAGTCAGAGTCACTTGTTCCTGGAAATCCAGAGACAGAAGCAACTGAGAGTGCTACTCCAGTAGCATCAACATCTTGTGTAAGATATGTTCTTGGTTGTCCATCTAGTGATGGATTCGCTACCCTTATAGGGTTGCTTGTATTTTGTGTATCTGCCATTTTATTTTAGTAACCTTGGTGTTGCAGAATCCCTATCGAATAGTTTAGGTTTTGTAGAGTCTTTCTTTAACATCTTTGGTGTTATGTTATTTTTAAAGTTAATTATTTTTGGTTTGAGTTTGTTTATCCACGAACTAATGCTTAGGTTATCCGTTAAGTTTAGTGTCTCTGAAATATTTGTACATCTTGCTCTGATTACTGAAATGGTGTCTGATAACCCTAGTGAGTCTGAAACATTTAAGAATCTTCCAAGAACTACTGATAAAAACTCTGTTAATCCTATCCTGTCTGAAATACTTATAAGTCTTGCCCTTATTACTGTTAATGTTTCTGTAAGGTTTATACTGTCTGAAATACTTATTGTTCTCCCTCTTAATACAGAAATAGAGTCTGTTAATCCTAATGAATCAGATACATTAATGAATCTCGCAATCATTATTGCTAGAGCATCTGTCAACCCTAACGAATCTGATATAGAAATTACTCTGGCTCTTACAGTTGCTATTAAGTCTGTTAATCCTAGGGAGTCTGAGATATTAATAAATGTAACTAAAAAACCATTATAGTTTGTATCTACATCATTATATGTTGTTGAAATGTCGTTGTATGTTTTTGCCATTTTAGTTTAAGATTATGTCTGTCAGCAAAAAGCTAGCTACAGTCGCTATAAGGATATAAGCTTGTTGTTGTAATAAAATACCAAATCCGTCTTCTTGTAGTATTTTATCTCCGTCTTCTTGTAGTAAATAATCTGCCATTTTATTTTAATTATTTTTTATCTATTTTTTCTTCTTCATTTTTAACTGCAGGTTTTTCAATAATAGGATTAGAGAAGATATTAACCAGCTTATTAAATGCAGGAACTTCTTGCCCTGTTAGATTTGCTCTGTTTAATAATGTGAATAAAGCATTTTTTTCTTCGTTTGATAGTTCGTATTTCATACTTTTTAAGTTTAGTTTATTATGTGTAAAAATTAATATATCCAGTTGAGCCATTAGGCATTTGTATTTTTAGGCTTCCTGCGATAGTTGTTTTTGAAGTTCCCCCATCAGTACAAGCGTCAAAGTCTATCACTTCTACGTCTTGAGTTTGAGATAATAATAAGCAAGTTCCTGTTCCATTATTTTGAATACTTTGAGCATCAGCAGTTGAACTAGCATTGTCTTGAATTACTTGCACTACTTCTCCTGCGAGAGCGAGCGTATTTTGAAATGTAGTATTTATTCCTACTCCTTGCTGTCTAATTAAAATATTCCTAACTACTGAATTTATATTTGTATTATCAAATAAAAAGTTTATATTTCCACTATCTGCATGATTTCCTGCAAAAGTCCAAGCGACTACATTACCGTCTGTATTGGCTGCATTTAAAGTGAAAACTGGAGCTGTAGTTGCTCCACTGTCTACATAAATACTTCTATTATTACCATTTTGGTCTACATATATTCCATAACCTGTTCCGTCATTTTGAATACTCAAAGCATTCTGGTCGTCTCCTGCATTGTCCTGAACCAAACTAACCAAAGGACTATTAGTAGAAGCAGCTGCTAAATCTCTCGAAACTAATAAAGCGTTTCCTGTTGTTTCTGTTTGGATTGTGTGGAGTTTTGAGGTTGGAGCAACTGTCCCTATCCCTACATTCCCACTACTATCAACAAATACATCACTTTGACTAACAAAACTATCTCCTACTTCTGCTCTTTGAAGATATTGAGCTTTTATTTCGTCTGCTGATAATGCTCTGTTGTAGATTTTTACGTTGTCTATTAAGCCACTATAATGTTCCGCTGTTCCTGTAAAAAATCTCCCAAGCTGTGTTACACCTGTTTGATTTGTTGCTACAACTGCATCAGTATCTTTTAACTCTCCGTTCATATAAAGCTTAGAGTTAGTTCCGTCATAATTTAAAACAACTTCAGTCCATTCATTTGGGGTTATATCTGTAGAAGATGGTCTTATTGTTGTTGCTCCATTTCCAACAAAACACTCAATCCTTCCATTCGTAATATCATCATATTGTATTCTAACACCATTATTACCATCTAAACTTTCAAATACGTCTTGCCCAGCATCTCCTGTCCCTGTTGGATTTATCCATAAAGAAATAGTCCAATTATTTGACCAGTCTATTAAATTTGTTCCTAAATCTATATAATCATTCGTACCATCAAAACTAAAAGCTCCACCGCCATTAAAACCTCCGTCTGGGTCGTGTGTTGCTCCGTTGTTTGTTCCGTGATTGTTGTATGTTGAACTATCTAATACTGTTTCACTTCCTGCTGTTCCTACGTTATTTTCTGTGTTGAAATTCATTCCTAGGACTAAGCCTTCATCGGAAACTTCGTGAATTGATTTTGTGTTTGTGAATCCGTCTACATCTAATTCGTAGGCTGGGGCTGTCGTCCCGATGCCGACGTTGCCACCATCTTCAATAAATATTCCGTTACTAGCATTATCGTAAAGAGCTAGTCCTGCATCTCCTGTGGCTGATATTGTTGAGCCATTTAAGTTTATATTATCTACTGTTAGAGTGGTTAAAGTTCCTAGAGAGGTTATATTCGGCTGTGTAGCTTGTGTAGTGGCTGTATCTGGTGCAAGTCCTGTGATAGTTGATACTGTGCCTGCATTTCCTGTTGTATTTTGATTAAGTGTTGGAAAATCTCCTGCAACTGCAATGCTCGGTACTCCTGTTGTGGTTGTATTTTTTAAAATACCTGTAGCTAAACCTGACATTAGAGTTCCATTTATTTTAACTACTGTTAAAGCTGTATCTCCAGTAGCGTCTCCAGTATGAGTAGCATTTGTTACTAAACTAGAGTATTGAGTATTAGTTGCATTATCTCCTGTGTTAGTACCCGAGTTAGTTCCTGTAATATCAGAAGTTAAGGCTACTGTTCCTGTCGTTGTCGGTAAAGTTAAAGTATTATTACCTGCTGTTACACTAGGTGTAATATCCGTATAGCCAGAAGTAGAACCTGCAAATCTGATTTCACCTTGCCTAACTCCCTCTTCTCCTAAATCAAGTAATGCTCCTGGATAAGTATTACCACCTCCTATAGCAACTCTGTTTTCTCCGAAGTCAGCTCTCAATACTATATTTAATGAAGGCGAGTAGCCTCTCAAATCAATATACTCGTTTGTGTAATCCGTTGTTATTCTAGCAACAGAAGAGCCTATCGAATCTTGCCAAGTTAAATTACTTTGTTGAGAACTCTCAGTATTCTTAAAAATTATCCCTAGATTAGCATGGTCACTGAATCTTAAATAACCTGATACCTCTAGCAGGGGATTTGCTCCTGGTGTGTAAGAAAGTCCAGGTATTCCCTCAATCGTTCCGTCTCCAGTCCATATTCCTATTTGATTGTCTAGTGGTGTTCCTACTTTAGTTACATCGCCTG